TTCTGGATTAACAAATGTTACTATAGCAAACGGTCAATTAGGTATAGTATCACCAGGTACTAATGTTAGCTTTTTTGGAGCAAATGTTACTACTCAACTACCTTAAACAATTACTAACAATTCAGGCGTTTGAAATGTAAAAAAGGTGTAAAAAGTGGTTAATGAATAATAATTTTGCTCCACTTTTTACATCGGCGGCCTATACATATTTTTCGGTAACGCATTTACAATAGCATAATACAGTTGAATTACCCAGCTCAGTAAACGAGTAGAAATTAACGGATACAGCGACAACAAAAGAACAATCGCTATTTTTGTAACAAATGAGAATTGGTTTGCCACAAAAAACAGTGAAATAGAAAACCCAATAGCAACAATTATGTAAATCATGCGAATAAAATAATAATAATAATTCAAATTCTCAATGCTTTGGTCTTCATAAAATGTCTTTCGGTCATTTGTCAATATATCCGAAACAGTATCTTTCAACTCTTTTTCAAGTTCCTCATTTTCAGCCTTATATTTATTATAGAGGTCACATACATTCGCAAAATTCAACGCGAGACCATTGTATGTGTCAATTTCTGTAGTTATTTTGGAAACATCTACATCAAAGTTATTTTTAAACTCTGTTGCTATTTTTTCCGCTTTATCGGTTAGCTCTTGCTCAAGGTATTCATTGTAGCCAGATTCGCCTTTTACATATAAATAATAGTTTTTTGCTGCCTCTTGAACTTGACTTGGTGCGGTTTTTAAATTCGTCTTTGAACTCAAATATTTTTGCTTCAGTTGGTTGGCTGTTTTTTCTTTTTGACAGTCCGGCCCACACATAACAGCCTCGGTTGCTTTATTGATCAAATCGTTAAATTTATCTAAATTTGGAATTTCTTGAACCATTACTATATTATGTAAATACAAGATTTTTACAAGGTTTCTCTCAATAGGAGAAATTGACAAACCCTCCGCCTCCAAATGGTTCGACCATATTTGACAAGGTAACATCGGGTTTCTTATAATTTCGCGAACCCATCGTAAGAACACTATTGATAAATCCCTCTTGAGTAACTGGAGGAATCGATGTATCAGGAGCAAGAGCAGGGGCGCTGACAGGAGCCAGAGCCGCCGCAGAAGACACCATTACCGTAGAGTTACCAATACATTGATTCAGGCTTGTGTCATATATTTGACCATCTGAGCAACAATATTGTCCCATACAAGCGCCGATTCTTCCTCCAGCCCACGGGTCATTATTATCAAGCCCGTTGGATTTTGGCGCACTCGCCTTATCAAAATACCAATCATATTCTTGATAATTCATAGTGTCGCGATTCGCTATGGACCAAACAAGCCTTAAAGTGAAAATAGCTCCAATTACTAGAATACTTGCGACAAAAATATAATACCAATTGTATGGCAATAATCCAGTTTGTTTCAAGAGAGTCAATAAAATAATCGGTATCAAAATGAAAATGACTAGCTTCATCAAATTGGAATACTCCTCATATTGTTGGCTATAATAATTGTTAATCTCAACGAGGCGTATCTTGTTATTTTTCTCTTGTTCTAATTCACGCAAACGTTTCTTGGCCTGATTTAATTCATCTTCAATCACACCAATTGCGGCAGTTTGTTCTGTTAGTGTCCCTCTAGAGCTTGTCAGTGCTTGTTGAAAGAGTGAATTCACTCCGGTAAGAGTTTTGTATAAGTTAATACGCATTTCCGATATCCGGTTGATTTTATTAATTGTGGATTCCTGTTCCTCAGAAGTTAGATTTGGGTTTTCTAAACTGTTAAATAAGTTTTGCTCAATACCCTGTAATGATTGGATATCGTTGAGTATTTCTTGATTATTTCCAGGTATATTTGGTATTTCTTGCGACATAATATATAATAAGATAATATTACAAATTATGTGTTTACTTTCTCGCAACATTCACAGAGATTAATACAGTCCCGATTGCTAAAATGCTCCATAATAAATATTCATAGTTCCTCTGTAAAACAACAATTTCACTATTATTTACTATATTATTCGCAGTCCTGTTAATATTGTTAATTTTCTTCCTCGCATCAGTCAATTGAGTAAGGTATCCCCCATTACTTGTGAACCCTTCAACTGCTTTGATATTTGCCGCGATTCTATTATTCACTTCTTTATTATCCGAAGCATATGTTTTAGTACCAATGTTCATTTGATTAGACAAAAGCCCCATCTGCGCCTTTGTTTGTTCCATTTGTTGTGTTTGAACACTATTGAAGCCATAAGTTCCATCAATTGCTTTTGGGTTATCTATGTAATTTTGGTATTTTACTGAATCAACATAATTGATTTTCGACGATACCCCCTTAGGAAATGTTTTGGGTTTTTGAGTTCTAACATACAAATTACCGTTTGAGTTCATTGTTTTATTACCAACCGCGGATTTGGGATAACACGCAGTAGTTTCAGTATTATACACGAAACCGGCACATGATTCGTTGCTTAAACAAGATGCCTTACATTTGTCTAGTGTAGCATTGCCATAAGATGCGCCCGGTATATCGCCGCCAGCACTATCATACCCAAGATGTTCTATAAAGTCGTTACCATGAATAACATTATCACTTGGGTAAGTGTATAGGTCGGCATTTGCGTCGATGTAACCAACCTTTGCTAAATTTCCCGGAATTCCCATTTCATCCAATTTATACAATGCGTTGGCACCCAGGCCACCACCCATTTGACCATTTGAAAGTTTTTCGCAATTCAATACTCTTTTGCTTGTATACAAAATAAGGTTACCATCGGCTTGCATAGTCAAATAAATTGATCCATTGTTAGATCCAACAAAATCACCGGGTGCTAATGCGTCTCCGGCAGAAATCCAGTTTTTCCCAAATTTTCCCCTTTTTGCGACATAATTTGCGTTTGGGTCTTGCTGCTTGCCAGCTGAGTCAGATGCCCAAATTAACCCACTATTATCCGTTGGGCTTGAACCGCGATAAATACACATATTTCCATCATCTTGAAGTATCATGAAATAATTGCCCATCTCATCAGGGTCTAATGTATACACCGCATTTGATAAATTACCACCGACCCAATAACCGTCCTCCAATCGTTCGCAATTAGTAGTGATCCCATATTTTTTAATCTTCGACAAATCATTGCTTTGCTCACACATTCCATTCTCGCCATTTTTGGAATCTTGTAAGCTGTAATATTTGAATCCGCTATCTGCCGACAACTGTTTACATGTAGCCAAATCATATTTATGTTCATCTTTTGAGCCCGGAGTTTCCATTGTTCGATAATAGTTCATTAGAATGCTACCGAAAAAACCCCATTGGCGTTGCGGCATACCCAAACGATTTCTTTGTATAGTGTTTGCTTTGTCCGAATAACAACCGATGTAATCAGTAGGTTTATTTGCCGGTGTACTATAAATTATGGAACTCGATGAATTTAACACAACAAGCGTACCGTCATTTGTCAGCGTAGCATTATTTTGCCCACTAGTGTTGGAAGACCATAAAGGCGTTCCATCAGTCATCCGGTAACCGATGCCACCTCGTTTTGCCGCAACATCATTGTTAGATACCGCACAGAATCCTTTTCCGCTAGTGTAATTCATATTTTGTAGTGAAAAGAATTGATACCCTTCTTCAATAGCAGCGGACTTACATTCATCATATGTGTAAATACCTTCGGCATTTGAATTATCAGTATTTATTGCGACACTTTGAATTGCTGTGGAACGATCACTTTCAGTCCAAGTTCCACGAAAGGTAATTGTGTTATTTTCACCGTTGGAAACATTGATTGATGTCTCATAATTTGTCCATACATTGACCGGCGGGTCAACTTTGTAAATAACCACATTATTCAATAAAATCTCAACTGGGTTACTAGATTTGGAGCCATCACAACAATCCCTTCCACATGCGACAAAGGATAACTTGTATGTTCCGTTACTCAACATTAGCGTTTGGCTAATAGATTGATCATTTTGTAAACAGGCGCATTGCCCCCCCTTCGGGTAAGGAATAGGAAATCCCCAATCGGCAGATTCATTTAACAATACCGCATTAAAGTTCCATCCAGCAATTACACTTGAAATGTATTGATACGAGTTTTTCGCAATGATTGGTTGAGAGAAATCCCCATTTATCATAGGTGACACGGTTGACGGTTTTCCTCCGTGAAGAAAAGTCATTGTTGGGTTCGATGTATTATCCGCAAAACATCCTTCATATGTTGCGCTGGAATTTGTGATTAGACGGTCAACGTATACATTGGTTCCTTCATTGCCAAGGGTTTGTCCCATTTTTATTGGGGTTCCAGAGACCAGTGGCGGAGTTGTTGGGATTTGTGTTTGAGGAATCAAATATGCGCGATCCCAAGGAATATCCAGTTGAACAAAATTCTTTGAAATACCCACACTATTTAAAATTTCAGTGGATGGTATATATTTAAGAACACCATAATTGGTAACATATGCGAGTTCACCTGTATTAAAACGAACCGTTTTGTTTACATACGGGTTCTTGGAGCTAATTCGATCAACATAATTTCTGGCATTTTCAGTTGCTCGGGTTAATAACCCTTTATATTCCGCTAAAGTTGTATTATATTGTTGCTTTAATCCAAAATTAATCTGGTCTTGTGTTTTGGGGTCTGTTTCTCTCAATACATTGGTTGAACTAGCTACTAATTCAAAACCCTCTCGAATCTTCTTGTTTTGAGTTTTATTAAATTGTTTACTTTGATTTGACGCTGGGGTTTCAAACATACTAATATATACACATACAAAAAAGTGTATATATTAAACCTTTTCTCTTTGAAAACACCCAATCTGGGGCGTTTTCATCAGCGAAAAGTGACTGTGCCATGCGCATTTTCAATGCGCAAAGGTGTAAACCATAATTTATTAATCATTACTCATAAATCATTTTTTTACAAAGGTATATATCAAAAATGAAGCAAATATAAATACAAAAAGTAAAATAGAAGAACCCGTCGTTGTTTGAGGACTTAGTAAAAGAGAAATAATTATGACCAATATAGCAAAGATTGACAAATACATATAGTAAAATCGTGTTGCTGTTATACTGGTTTGTGTCTGGGCTTGATTTAGATCACCGTGCGTTTGTAGTTGTCGCATTATCTTTTGTCTCTCATTGCTCAAAAGATCAACGTTTTTATTGAGGACAACCATCTGTTTGGCGCGCTCCTCAGTTTGAGATTCATAATCAGGTTGGTTAGTTTTCACAATTTTAATTATTTCATCGTTAATATCCGTTAGTCGTTTATTCAGGGCCTGTAATAAATTCAAATATTTAGCTGTTTCAGGGATAATAGCAATATCATTTTCTAAAGCTGGTATAGGCTTTCCAGCCCCGCCTCGAATCCAACAATATTTTTTATCGGGGTTGTATGTGGCCCCTGTACATTTGGGTTTACTCGAGCACATTGTTTTACATTCGGCAAGAGAAGAAACCGCACCCTCACCTAATGATTCCACACCCCAAAATGCTTGTCCTTGAATATCAACCATTTTTTGTTGATCTATTTTGTAATTGGGACTTGTTTGTGTATTATAACCCTGATAATTCGGGTCAATCGTATTATAACAGCGTTTCCGCGATACGTCATCCATTTTTACAGACAAATTGAATACATCATTAATCAAGTCATTTAATTTTTGCTTTTGATATACCGAATCTGTCGCACTTGGTGGTTGTGTAATACAGCCGGCTTTATGCCAGATATCATCAATACACCCTTGTGTAATCCCATTATTTTGTTGTTTACACGGAGCATTCAATGATTGTTTTAAAGATTCCATGTAATCCCGTTGAACTTGATTATATTGTAATAAAATGGATTCATATTCAGCTTGAAGTGTTTCTAAATTCAAAACTACTGATTGTGTTTTATTATTGTCCATATATTTATGCAAAGAAAACAATGGCCACTTTAACTTTATGAAAAAGAGAGTATTCATTTTATTGTCTCTTCTGTTGCGGAGCCCTTGATTGTTGGGCCGGTTGCTGGCTTACTTGGCTAGCAGTATTTTTGAATACCTTGCCAAACGATAATGATACAATTAGTATTCCAATAAACATAGCCCAATTACGAAGATAGTTAAGTTCATACATTTCTTTGTAGTTGCTAATCATTTCATCAGTTCCATTGTATTTTTCTTCTTCACGACCAAGACGTCGTTTCAAAGCTATATTCTTTATTCGTTCATGGCGTATTAACTTATTTAACGCTTCTAGTTTTTCATTAATGTCTTCCGTCGCAGAAACAACAGAATCGTTTATTTTATTCAATGATGAATTTGTGGTATTCAAGTTCGACTTTATATTCTCAAACATTTGTTTGTATTCATCATATTCTGGTGTTTTATTGTAAAATACATAATACTTTTTGAAATCATCTAAAATGGATGGTAGCTGGTCATTTAAAACATTAATTTTCGATAAAAAAGTATTTGCTCTTGGTAAATCTTGAATATCAAAATTTTGTATCGTGTCTTCGGTTACAAGCATTATATCTCCTAGTATACGTTGGTAAATTATTATTTTCTAAAAATCACCATTCTCTTCAAAATTAAGAATCTTATCAACGAGATCCTTTGTTTCCTTATACGAACCTACAAATTCACCATCCCTGAATACCTTTGGAAATCCTGCCGTGTCCTTTTTCGCACACGAATTAATAAACAATAAAAATCCTTGTCTATCCTCAATCAAATATTCATCACAATCGATCACACTGAAATCTAAATTATTCTTTGTTAGCAAATCCTTGACCTTGCTGCATAAGATACAACCACTCTTGCTATAAATAGTAAAATTGTTGCTGGTAGGCTCTTCAAAGTCCATGTTATATGATATAAATAAAAAGTTTTTATATTGATTTCCAAAATCTACTTTTGGGAAAAGTACAGCAAAATTTTTGTTTTTCGTTGAGATTCCCTAAGGGTGCACCATTTTATTTTTTTCTACTAGATCTTTGACAAATGATTTAATCGAAGTAAAAGCCAAATCCTCCCTTTTAGGAGGGGGGCTTACGGGGGTTTACCCCCGTGAAAAGTGGATTATACACACACTCTGTAATAATCGGCGGTAACAGATGTTTTGCTAGAACGGATAATATGGCATACCTTACCTGGTCTTAGACCAATAACACGCGCAACCGGATCAAACCGCGATATGTCAGGAAATTCCACAAGGCTATTAATATTATATTTCTTCATAACTTCAGCAACTTCAACATCATTCATCACACGATGATTTGGCACAAGCGAATGGTTCAAAATATTAAACTGGAGACGCTTGATGCTTTCTACAACTATAAAGATACCATCCTTTTCCCAAATATGTTTCAGTTCGTTTGTGATCGTTTCGTTGACTTCGTCCTTTATAATTATGAAGAGTGTATCATCCTTTGTCAGTGTCTCTTCTAGGTTATACAAATCGTCGATCATTTCTTGAATATTTGCCGTTTTAATTTGCTTACCAAGATAATAATGAATATATATCTTATTTTTTCGCTTAGTTGCTAGGTCTTCCTCCTTTTTCTCAAGCAACATATCAAGTTGATTGTTTTGTCTCATCGAGTTTACTTCATTAATACTAAAATTTGTATAGTCGTCCACATTGTATCCTTGCTTCCCCATGAGCTCCAGGATCGTTTTCCTGGACTTGTAAACTGTAGAAATTAGTATTGCGTGACTGGTCATATTATATTGTGTTATAATATTATCATTGTTTATTTAATTCAATTTTTTACTTTATGTCTATGATTATTTTTTTTCCTCCACTACTTGTTGTTCCTTCATTGCTTTTATCTTCACCATCGCCTTCACCATTTTCTTTTTCTTCTATTTTTGGCTCTTCTATTTCGAGTATTGATATTGGAACAGACTTTGTTTCTTCTAGAATTGGTGTTGTAACCTTTAAGCTTTCAATTTCTTGGGGCGGTGATTCAGGTGTGGCAGGATAAGGGGGTGAGCTGGGAGCATAAGGAGGTGATTCAGGCGTTGCCGGAGGAGGTAAATCTGGTGTTGTGGGAGAATATTCGGGTGTCGCAGGGGCTGGCAAATCGGGAGTAGTTGGAGAATATTCAGGCGTAGCGGGTGCACCTGTTGTCTGTGCGGTTATATCTTGAACATCTACAATAATTAATTCATCGCTATTCTCTTTCTGGACAATAGCATCTTGACCATCTACGCCCATGAGGATTCCTACAAATCCTTGGTATGTGCCCTTTGTTACAACTACCCTGTCATTTATGGCTGGAACTGCTAAAGTAATAGCACTAGGAGCGGCAAACTCGGCGACACTGAACTCTGTTGGCTGATAGGGCTGAACTTCCACATTTGACTCTACATACGGTTCAACATTCGGCACCACATTTGACTGTAGACCCTTTCTCCTATTCAGCGCTTTTGTTTTAAACGATGATATCACCGAATTAATATCCGGATTATCATCCTTCAAGAGCTTATTAATATTATTTGAATACGACATGCTCAACAATGTATCCACATTATCATTTGTAATTATGTGCATTTGAACATTCATAACAAGTAACTCTTGTATCAATAGTTTGAATGAATATGGTATTCTCAAAATGCTGAAAGAACGTCCAAATCTGCTCAGGTTTTTAATATTCATTGTGCCATCCGGATTTGTGCTGAAATTAATCGGCCCATCCGCATACGGACTTAAAAATAAATTCTTCGCTTCATTATAAACCGCAATCGATCCAGTTTTATTACAAACTGCCATATAATATTCATCACCACGAACCATAAATGATTCATTCAAGAAATATGACATTCCGTGTGCCAATACACCATCGCGTTCCATTTCACCAATGCGAAGACCGCCGTCATTTGCCCTACCTTGAACGGGTTGGCGCGTTAACATTGTATTAGGACCGCGAGCACGATAATTGATTTTATCCTTGACCATATGCTTCAATCGCATGTAGTAGGTCGGTCCTATGTAAATATCGCTCTGTATTTGTTCCCCAGTCATTCCGTTATAAAGCACTTGATTACCACTAGAATGGAACCCTGCTTCTACCAACAAGGGCGCATACGTCGTGTAATTGGCACCCTTGACTTGAAATGCTGTGCAGTCGCCAAAAGCTCCATAAGTCGTGCATACTTTACCAAAGAGCGACTCGATAATTTGCCCAATCGTCATACGAGATGGAATCGCATGTGGATTTATGATTAGATCCGGGCGAAGACCATCCGCTGTAAATGGCATATTTTCCTCCGGTATGATAAGCCCAATAGTACCCTTTTGACCCGATCTAGACGCAAACTTATCTCCTTGCGCAGGTAATCGTTCTTCACGAACTCGAACTTTTGCCACATTGAATCCTTCTTCGCCCTGTGTGATAAATGATTTATCCACAAACCCCAATTGCCCCTTTTTGGGTTTCACCGAATCGTCAGTCCACAAATCCTTATTATCCACACTGGATGTGATTTTTCCAATCAAGATAATCTTATCATTGAGTTCTGTGTTTTCCTTAATCATCCCATTATCATCGAGCATACTATAGTCGTAACCAACTTTCACCTTGGTGACATTGTTCTTTTGAACATTCGCAAATTTAGAATTTGACATTCCGGAAACAGAAGCACTCTCTTCTCTCGCTTCATACATAGAGTAGTATGTTGTGCGAAAAATACCACGTTTTATAGATCCTTCATTGATGAGAATCGCATCCTCCACATTGTAACCGGTATAACTCATGATAGCTACAATTGCGTTGACACCATATGGCTGTTCCTCATTATTGATATACTCCATATACCGCGATTTTATCAACGGGATTTGTCCATAGTTCAATATAACTCCCATTTTATCAATCCTCATTTGATAATTGCTGTGATACACAGATACGGCTTGTTTGCTTTGACCACACGAAAATGAATTACGAGCAAATGGATTGTGCTCAGGGTAAATGATTTGATTTCCCATGACCCCCAACATGAGAGAAGGATCAATTTCAATATTGGTATAATACTTTGATTTTTTCAAGTCATCCGGAGTATTTGCGATTAATGCACACTCCTCTTCCGTTGTATCAATGTAATCCACGATAGCACTTTCCTTCTCTAAAATTGCCTGTTTATTTTCACCTATTTCAGTGTAGATTTCGTTCAAATCATACAGTCGGTTGTTCTTGATGGAGAAATCCTTATCACTCTTTTTTTTAAAACCACATGTGATTTCTTCCCAAGTAACCTTTTTAGATTTGAACAATTGTATCACATTCTCTCGATTGAAACTCTCTTTGCCTTTGTCTACATAGTAAACAGGTCGTGTCAATCGCCCCCCATCAGTATAAATAAAGACTTCATTGTGTTCATAATCAAATGATATACTTGTAAATATTGGTACAATCCCATTTCGTTTATATAATTTCAGCAGTTCAACCAATTCAATTGGTTTGTCAATGACACCAATCCAGTTACCGTTGACAATTAGCTTCGAACTACATGCCAAATATTCAGGAGAACACTCCAACAGAATTTTCATAGGTGTATTTGCGCGCAACCATTTAATCATAGGAATTGAAGAACTACCGCTTGTGATGTGTGTGCTAATTGCGAGATGTTTATGAAGACCAATATTTCCTCCATCGGGGGTATCCAGTGGGTCAATAAATCCCCATTGAGAGCCGTTCAAATGGCGGGGACCAACAACCTTGGCACTTGCGTCCAAAGGCAAATTAATCTTGCGAAGGTGCGAAATGAACGTGTTCCAACTCAAACGATTTAGATCTTGAACAACCCCAAGACGTTTGGTGTGGGCCTCTGCCCCCCAGTTCCCCTTGAATGCTCGTTTGAATCCCGCCTCCACATCACGGTCTTTAAAAAACGTTTTAATATTGGTTTCAATTAAACCGATAAAATTTCCACGATATTTATTTTCCTTGGCATCTTCTTTTGTCGCACCTTTACCAGGTACTGTCTTTTTGGCACCTAATAACTCAACCTCCTTGTATTCACCTTGGTGATAGTAATATTCTTCATCAATCTTCTTACCAATGGCACGCTTTTGAATCAAATAATATTCACGAAATAAATCATAAATGAGAGAACCCGACAACTCCACCCTCTTGAAACGGAAACTATCACGATCCGTTGGCTTTTCGTCCTTTGTATAGACCTTGAGCAAACGATTCACCATATAACCAACAAAATATGCCTTTTCAAGAAAATTTATTTCGCCTATATGCGGTAAAAAATAATCCGACAAAATCTCAACCGCGCTGGATACCGTATTACGCTTGGTGAATGACGCAATAAATCGCAGAGCAGTATCCTGATTGAAGACCTTGTTGGCGTCATGAACAGATGGTATAAACAGATTTATGTAACTTTCATATTTTTCAAGGTCCAATAAACAGGTTTTAATAATATCCTTGTCGGAAACAATTCCAAGTGCGCGCATAACAATAAACAATGGAATAGGCTTGCGAACATTGGGTATAGAAACAACAATTTGATTATTTGAATAACTTGGTGACGGAGAAACAATCCTTACCGCTGTTGTGCGAATTGGTTTTGAAGCATCCTCGGATACCGACCTAATTTCGGCAGAATGGCTGTAAACATCATCGCCTTTGTTCACCTTTATATACAACATATTGTCAGCGAACTTCTCTTGGGAAACAATAACCTTTTCTTTTCCATCAATAATAAAATACCCACCGCAATCATTCCGGCATTCACCCATATTGTAACGCACATCCTTGTTCAATGATTTCAAAATACACAAGTCAGATTGAAGCATTATGGGAAATCTACCCAAATACACATTTTCAAATGTTTTGGATACTTCGACTTTTTCTCCGTCAACATAATAAGTAAAATCAACATCAACATCATAATGAATTGTTATACCATATGTCATATTTCGTAATCTGGCGTCATTTGGATACATATAATGCATGTAATTCTCATCATAAATTACTGGTTTACCAAAATAAATTTTTGATCCATCTTTACCACCTAAATAGAGTAAACAACCATTGCGAGTTTCTGGTGTTTCGGCATCTTCCTCTCTCTCAATGAACCGAATTGGATTATTTTCCCGAAAGATGTTATTAATCCCCTTGTTGAAAAAATCATTGTATGAGTCTAAATGATGAGCAACTAAGTTATTTGGGTTGTCTGTAAAATATTTATCGATAATTTTCCAAGATATAGACTCCATTTTCTATTATAATAATCATATTTTAAAAATCTTTATTAAGTTATTGTTATTATATAAAATGAAATTTCCTAATAAAGATTTATTAATTTATATACATACAACCAATGATTCGAATTAAAATATTCTCCGATTTTTGTAATAGTAAGGGTGCAAAAGAAGTATACGAGAAAATTTGTGATGCGTCAAATGTAGATTTTTATGGTGAGGATAAACAGGTTTGGTTCACAGACAATGATGATTACACACATGCGATTATTATGAATAAGGCAATGCCGGTTTTGAACATTCCCAAGGAAAATGTTGTTGGACTAGCCTTTGAACCATTCGAGTTTTTACAGTTGACAACGGAATTCGTTCAATACGCAAAGGACCATATTGGAAAGTATTTCATAGGAGATAAACGCGGATTGCCTGAACCATTTATTGAGCATTTTGGCTATATGTGGTATTCTAATCCAAAGAGAGATATTGTAACAAAATCAAAACTAATGTCAATCGTTGTGAGTGAAAAAGATTCAGCACCTGGTCACAAGTATAGACATAACCTGATAGACAATATTATAGAAGCAAAATTACCAATTGATATTTATGGAAGAGGAAGTATGAAGTATTCACACAAAAACAATAATGTAAAGGGTGAATTTAATGACGCAGAACCTTATGAAGACTATATGTATACAATATGTATTGAGAATTTCAGCGAGAATCATTACTTTTCTGAGAAAATAATGACACCTTTGTTGTATAATTGTATGCCTATTTATATTGGATGTAAACAAATTCATGAGTATTTTGATAATATAATACCATTATCAGGGGAGATAAATCATGATATTCAATTATTGGTCGACGTCTTCAAATATGCCGGATTATTTTATAGGAAAACTTATACCGAAAAAAATATAAACATGGTTAGTTTGTTGAATAATATTCATAAACTTTTTTATGTATGAATAGTACATTATATTTCTTTGTTAACTTTCTTAGATTTATTTTTTGTCAATCTTCGTTTTTTTGTCAACGCAAAGTTTGATTTATACATCATTGAAAAATCCGTCCATGGTTGACTGGGCCTGTCTTTCAAATACGGGCAAAATATTGCCCATTGACGATGGTTTGCGCAAAATTCATCTTTCATAAATGGAATTCCACAAGAACTTCCAAATCTAGCGGAAAACATCATTTTTTTTGCCATTGTTGTGTCGCATACAATTCCATCAACCGCCCCATGAGGAGAAAAAGGTTTTGGTCTGTCTGCTTGTGACATATATTCACGTGCGTCTAATTCATAGTGTGAGCAAACTGTCCTTGAGCATGGGTTGTCCTCTTTTTTCAAATAGACATCATAATGATCCGCTATTATTTTTTTAGCAATATCAATATTTATTTTTCCCTTGTGTTCATCCATCAGTTCACCCAATCGAACAAGTCGCGCCCCTTGGTGTCTACGTATATCATAAAATCCAGAATTGTCACATTCCAGATTTCGTATCCTTGCGTCATAAGGAGCATTAAAACCAATAAAAAAACCATTTTTGGTTCTCTCAATATTATGATACTTGAGTCCCAGTTCAATACGTAATATTTCATTCGTGTTAGTATCACCAAATAACCACGAATTTGCGTAATCTCCTGAGTTGCCATCCAATAAAAAGTCTACACATTTGTCTAATGTATCACCATATTGCATAGCCTTTCGAATACGGTAACCGACAGGAACCTTCTTTTCATATGGCATGAATCCGCCTATAGTTGTTTCCGTTCCAATAATTCCCTTGGCATTTATATAAAAGTCCGTTCCACTCCATATCCAACAAGCCGATGTCTGCATCATGAAACGAAAGCCATCTGTTGGGTTTACATCCAATATAATATTTGAATATTGACCATCAATAAAATCAGTAAATGAATTGTGAGCAACTACTATTTTCCCATCCTCGGTGTAATCGCCAACCGCTATAAAGGCGCTACATTTGTCTTTGGAACCACCTCCACCCTCTTTTCCAATGCGTTGACCTGATTTCGTGGGATACCAATATGGAAGAGACATGTAAAAATTCCAAGCGATAATTTCATCTATATTTGTTTTACATCCACCTTCATTACACCCCATGGCAATTCCTTCCATTTCCTCATAAATCTCTGGAAAGTCGTGTTTTGTCATATTTTTAAAATCATTATTAATCTCCTCAATAAAATACTCCCATTGTTTACCATAGGATTCATACATGAAGAATTGTAACATTTTTTGGATCTCTTTGAAATCATTCGCACATAAATATCCATAGGCGCGGCCTCGTTCTTTTGGACTTCCTTTGATAGATATGTATTTCCAACCATTTTTTTCATATGAAAACCCGTTTTTTATTTTCATTATACAATAAACCAATAATATATTTTCACGGGGGTAAACCCCCGTAAGCCCCCACCCCCCCATTAAGGAGGGGTTCGGGGAACCTTGGTTCCCTGGTTCTAAAAGTTATTTATTGTAACATCATGAGACCGATAATTACAAATAAAAGTATCCAGGGCAAGAGAATTAATAACCAGGATATGCAAGTATGTCCATCCTTGCAGATAAGATTTAGAACCCAAGTCCAAAATAGAACATATATTATTTTAACAATAAAGATAAGTGCTGTACTGGAAACATTGCATGAAAAGCAACCAACATCATACATGTTCGAGTTCCCTAAATTTTGAACAAACATTAACAAAATAGAGAATATAGAAATTAAAAAATAGATTAACGCAGGACTACATAACTCTTTTAATGATTTTGGGAAAGACATTATGTAATATAATAAGAAAAAAAGTTGTTAGCGAAAAGGCTAATAGTTTGTTAACTGGTCTTTCCAAGCTAAGGGGCTAACTGGCTGCGGGTATCCTTTAACCGCGTTATAAAATGAACCAGCACCAAACTTACTTAAGTTGATCAAGTCATTACCGATGAAGCCTCCTTTCTGTGCTTTTCTTTTACGCGTTTTCTTTTTCTTTCCTCCTCCAGAAGCGGAGACAAATTTCATTTGCCTGGATATGTCAACGGGTGAGTATGTATTGTAACCAAGATGATTGCGACCACCATCAACCCCATCAACCCCAGGCCATTGTTGGATCGCACCACCCCACGGTTTTCCAATAAGGCCATTCGGGTAACTCATGGTGCCTCCCTTCATTGTCTTTTCCCTGCATGTATCGCACATACAATCTTTTCCATGTCCCCTTTGACCGCCACCCATTAGCAGAGATCCACAGCCACAATTTCCCCCCTTTTGACCACCCATCATTCGACCATATCCTCCTCCACCAATTAATGGAGATCCACAACCACAATCCCCTCCACTCATCATTCGACCATATCCCCCGCCATTTAAAGGCTGTTGCGGATTTGGAAAATTGAACCCACCTGGGTTAGGTCCGGGCGACGGATAAGCTTGCGACGGATAAGCTTGCGACGGATAAGCTCTCGACATCCCTCCTCCAGATGTATATGCTAAAAAAGGGTTGTTAACCGGCGCCGATTTTTCACCAGTGTAACCCAAATAAGTACCACCTAAATAGTTTCTTTTACGCGACCTTTTTGAACATCCCTTCATTTTATACGGTCTTTGTTTTGAACGTGTTTTAGCCATTATACAATATACCAAGAAATTTATTCAATATCAACATGTGTCAGGAAATGTCTTCGACAACACATCTTTTTCAAATTTAGTTCATCCATAACTTCACCCTCAACCGTTTTCTCCTTGAATTCCTTTGTCAAATACAACACTTTTTGGGTATCAATTGGCTCATCAACCTTTTGCTTGTCCAACTTTCTCTTTCGCACTTCTTCCAGATAGTATCTATACTTGTCCGCAATCACCATACTACACGTAAAGCATCGAATTGGAATGATCATTATTCTAATATACTATACTATTCTTATATTTATTTTCGTTCAATTTTTTTGTTTTATAAAATATTATATGCGTATACTTTATAAGATGCGTAAAACAATGAAACGTAGTTCTAAAACAAAGACACGTGGTTCTCGAAAACTGCGAACTAAGCGCTTGCTGAAAAAGTTAAGGAAACAAACTATGCGTGCGTTGCCGGTGGTTGAGTCTGGATTACAGAAGGTTGGAAAAACTGTTGAAATCGCAGCTAAAAATTCGGCACCGATTATAAATAAGGGTGTTGAGGGTATCTATGGAACATTGGCCACTGGATTCGATATGGGAGTGAAAGGTGTAAAAAAGGGGATCAAAATGAGACAGCGCTCAAGAAGTAAGTCCAAGTCTCGCAAATAAATTATAGACTTGTTTTTTTCACCTCCCTAAGCTCTACGCCTTTAGTAGTTTTTACCCGCTTATGTTGAACATCTGTTTTGTGGATATCATTATGACATTTATCACACAATACCATTAAATTTGCCACTTTATTTTTGTGAAACTGACCATCATCGTTCACAATAATTCCATCGCTATCCGCATCTCGCTGATGCTGTAAATGGTGAACATCTGTCCCAATAATTTTTTCACACTTTTCACATAAGCCAATAACCTTTTTCGCATTGAAATGAGACGTCTTTAGAGAAAGCAAGCTTCCCGACTCTGGATGATATTTTGCGCGAATCGCATACGCAGAAGCCAAGAAATCGTCTGGCAAGTTCAATGATTTACACACTTCAAGACCATACATGCTGTTACCTGGTCCATCTTTCAATTTCCTGTCATATATTAATATATCTCGCTCTTTATCGTAAATGACAGTCATATGTTTCAACACCACATTAGGGAGGTTAACAATTTCATCATAATTCACAATTTCGTGTAGATGTGTCGCAAAAATAAAACTGCTCTTACGTTCTTGTAATTGTTGTATTCCGGTGACAAAAATACTAACTGCTGATGTATTTTCAGTCCCAGAACAGAGTTCATCGCCCAAAATGAGGCTATCTTGGTCGGCCATACGGAGAATCGTTCGCAACTCTGACATTTCAACCGCAAAAGTGGAAAGCCCTTTAAAAATATTATCATTTCCAATAATTCGTGTAAATATGGTTGTATAAGGTCTATATATAAACTCACTTGCCGGAACAAATAGGCCCGATTGAGCCATTACTAGAGAAATCCCAAGGGCCCGAATAAAACTGGTCTTTCCCACCGCATTTGTGCCATACAGCAGCATCCCATCCAATATGCCATTTCCAATCGTAATGTCATTTGTTACATATAGCTCATCATTTTGGAGGTGCTCAATTAAACAATGTCGCAACCCTTTGGCCTGGATAAATGATTTATTTGCATCTACTATACTGGGCTTACAATAATTATATTTTTTGGCGATATATGCTTTTGCCAAAATAACATCAATCATCGTAACAAATCCAATAACGCTTTCCAACATATGCTGGTACACCTCAAATTTTTCAACAAATTTAGTATACACTGTTGTTATGGTATCTTTCATATCGATTTTAATAGTAGAAATATTTTTACACAACGCGTTGATTTGTTCATCGACAATACTGTTATTGGATGCGGACTGTTTTTGAAATTCAAATTGTTGTTTGGATACTTTAAAGTCAAATTCACTATGTGTCGTCTTTAACTTCACAATCGTATTTGTCGCCGGGAGCGCATCCAGCAAAAGTTTACATCTGCGCCCAGTAGACAACAAGCTATAATTGTTTTTTTCCGTTTCATGTATCTTTACAAATTCTGTATTTACCTTCTTTTCTTTGTTTTCCACTAGATTATTCAAATATGTGCGAATTGCTTCCAACTTATTCTCAGACTCTACAAGTGTGGCTGTTTTGCTGTCCAAACCACTATCAACACCGGTTCTTATAAAATTCACTTCAAATGACTGAGTTTGGTCAAGGCCTCCTGCCAATTGTAAATCAATATTGGTATCAATAAATGTTGTAATTGTGTCACAAAATAAACCTATGTCAATAATCTGTTTATCAAAAGTAAGCAAATAATCACGAACCAATGTGTCTTTGATTACGCTCTCAAATAACTCCTTGATCACTGCAATATTTGTATATAAGTTGTAAAATGATTTTGGGGATATTTTTCGCAAAATCACCTGACGACCCCATTTGGAAATATCTTTAATTGACGATAATTTGGCACGCAATAGTGCGTCATATGATTCGTAATTTGCCAATAAGTAATCGGTCATATTGTATTCGCGTTGAAGCACATCAACATTTGTGGTTGGATTGAGAAACAAGTATGTGAACTTGCGCTTTCCCATTGGTGTCAAACAACAGTTGAGCATTTTCAATACAGATGAATATTTGCCACTGTAATTGTGGTCGTCAATGATATTTAGTTGTTTCAATGAATGATTTGCTAAAATTAGTCGGTCGCCACAGTTCTCAAAAACGGGCTCGTCAATTTTTCGTACCAAATGCGGATTGTGTTGATAAACGAAATCCAACAAGAAGCAAAATGACTTGGTAGCCATATCATGATTGTATAGGCTTTGAACAAGTGATTCACATTGTTTCACATTGTAAAATTTCTTCAAAATCTCCGTTTGGTAACTTTGTTTCTCACAATTTTGAGCATGAGTGCAGTATTTTGTTTCATGTTCGCCATCATTCAAATCAATACGAAAAATAGATTTTGAACGAATATTAGTATAATTGATAACATCATCGATTTGCTTAGTAAGTAAATTGGAAATAAATAGAACTTCACTTGGATTATAAATGGAAATAAATCGCTCGAGTTCATCAAAATTGGTTGGGTTGTTTGTATAAACTTCTTGAAATTGAAACATACTCGTTTTCCCGGTATAAATATCAATGTTGGATACTCCAACAATCACATGTTTTCCTTTCAATATCATTTTGTTATTGATCAATTCGATCCAAACACAAGTTAAATTGTTTGTTAAATTGGTGGTTTCATCTGCGAAATATGTTCCAGGCGAATAAATGCCTTGTAGACTTCGTGTTGTGTTTTTTGCGGCCTCGTCTTGCGTATAAACAACGACGGTTAGTCCATCATCTTGGAGCTTTTTCAAATATTTCTCAATCATAATATCCTTGAACCCAGCCATCACGACATGTTGGTTTCCTATAGAACTATTCTTATCAACAATGTTCAACTCACATATACGAGAGAAATCACAAATTCTGCTACCGGTGATTTGTTGGCTAGAATCGCGTAGTCCATATACCTCGAAAAAGGACCCAACTTGCATTAATAAGAGTGTATTCGACCCATATTCATTTTGATAGTTTTTTGTAAGCTCAAAATATTCCTTTATGAGCGCCATAGTGTTATATTATATAAATCTCTCTAATATTATTTGGGTATAATAACAAATTCTGGCCCATTTTCAACACTATTTAATAAACTGCGTTTTAGTTTCACGTACATATTCTTTGAAATTAACTCTAATTTGTAGTATATAAATTTGAGTATAACTAATAAATAGGATATGTAAAATGGCAAAACAAACTTTGAACTATGGTCTCGTATAACATCGTGTTTATCCTTTTCATTGAAAACTAATATTTCAGTTGTTATGTGATCATCTTTATATTGAACTTTATGTCCATACACCATTTTATTACAATGATCCAATTTATATACAAACTTGTGAACATCTGTGTGATCTATATTCAATAAGTTTTGAATTTTCATAATAGTACTCGATTCATTATCGGTGAATATATCAATATCAATATCGCTTGAATTGGGGAAATAATCGCGGCGTTGAATGCTCCCAAAAAAATATATTTTGGTATCAAGATAGTTGCTCAAATTATCAAAAAACTGTTTTGAATATGGGGTCAAATTATTTTTGGTTGTTTCCATTACTATTATAATATAATATTTTATAATATAATAATTTATATTTTATTCTTGTGTCGTCATAAAATTATGTAACATTGTATCCCTATTGTTATTTTGTATTTGACCAGCCAACATCGACGATTCATACAGTTCTCTCAACATGTAAACTGGCGCATTACTGCCACCCTTGATTAGGTTATGTTCTCTCAAATATGTTTTTACTTCATTGATTGGTTTTCGTTTTAACTCTTTTTGAGCCATGATGACATTTTTTCGCGTGGTATTATTTTTTAATAGAACAGATACGGTGTTTTTAATCTTTGATTTTCCAATTGTGTGTTGTTTACGAATTGTTCGTTTTGTTAAACGCGTTTTTGATTTTTCAACCTCCTCTGTTTGTTGTGGCTGTGGCTGTGGCTGTGGCTGTGGCTGTTTTAATTCGATCTGTGGCTGTGGCGGTTTAATCTCTGGTGGTCTCACATATTTCAACATTTGTTTTTGTTGTTCAACTAATTTTTGGTGCTCAATCTCTTTTTGTTGTTTAATTTTTTCTTTCAATGCGTTTAATTTTCTCTCGCGTTCATTGTCTATAGGTGTATGTATCGGTTTATTAACCCATTCGCGATAGGTTGGTTTTGTTCCACCCTTTAAATTTCCATAAGGAATGCTATTATTTGGGCGTAATTTTAATGTTGACGTATGATTTTGCTGCGCCATATGTTGAGGAGCTCTCATTGTATGATTCGTGTGACGATGTGGAATTTCGGGGTGAGGTGGCATTTCATGACGCGTAGTAAAAGGTTCTTTCAAATCATCGTGAAGTTCAACATTAACAAATGGCTGAAATGTGTTTGTATTTTTAAGAGTTTTTCTATACAATTCCTGTTTTTTTCGATCATATTCACTTTTCTCCTCGTCTACTTTTTTTTGTTTGGAGATTGTCTGTAAATAATTGAGAGAATTGTTAAATTCATTATTAAAATCAATAAGTGATTGATCAACCAACATCGGCCTTGGTTCATTTGTTGGAGTTATTTCTAAATTTGCCGCCTCTCTATTTTTATGTTCTTTAATCCTACCGATGAGCTTATTTTTCAATATATTTGGTGATATAATTGGTGTTTCTGTTGGTGTCCGCGCCTTTTTCGTCTTTGCTTGTGCCCCGGCTTTGAAAAGCGTGGGATTTATTGTAATACGCTTGTTCGTTGACATTTTGTATTATAAGAATAAACAAAATATAACATATTAAACTCTATTTTTAGAAATCCACTTTTTAAAAGTAGATTTCTAAAAGAGAAAAGTGGATTTCTAAAAGTAGACATTCATAATGTACTAAACCTTGTAAATGTATTCTAAAAACAATATAAAAATAAATTGAAATAGAAGGTAGCTGAAACTATGTACTCAACTAACATCACAGGAACAATAACAATGAGTGGCACCGAAAATAAATTCGATGTTGAAAAAGAGCCCTATATTGAGACCCCCTGGAATATTATTGAGTCATATTTTGAAGGACAGCATTTGGAACGATTGGTAAGACATCAATTAGAGTCCTACAATAATTTTGTAGACCATCAAATCACAAAAACAATTGACATGTTTAACCCCGTTCATATTGCGTCGGAACAAGACTTTGATCCTCTTTTAAAGAAGCATTCTCTGGAGATATTCGTCACCTTTGAAAACTTCAATATTTATAGGCCGCAGATTCATGAAAATAATGGCGCAATCAAGTTGATGTTTCCTCAGGAGGCTCGTCTTCGAAATTTCACATATGCGTCCGCAATGACAATTGATATCAATATCAAGTATGTTATCCGTACGGGTAAGGAGTTAGAAAACACCCAAACGGTATACAAGACGTTGAGCCAAATCCACATTGGTAAGTTGCCAATTATGGTAAAATCAAAGATTTGCGTGCTAAATCAATATAAACATTTTGAGCATGCGCAAACAGGAGAGTGTGGGTTCGACACCGGAGGCTATTTCATCATGAATGGTTCAGAAAAGACTGTGTTGGGTCAAGAACGTGCCGCGGAAAATCGAGTCATGTGCTTCAATGTATCTAAGAATAACACAAAATATTCGTGGGTTGCTGAAATAAAGTCAGTTCCTGATTTCAAGTGTATATCTCCTAAACAAATCAACTTGATGTTTAGTTCAAAGAATAATGGTTTCGGTTTCCCAATTGATGTTCAGCTCCCGCGAATCAAGCAACCTGTTCCATTATTTGTTGTGTTTCGCGCACTTGGTGTCATTGCGGATAAAGAAATTTGCGAAAAAATATTGTTGGATATAAAAAATAAGGACTTGCTACTCGCGCTACAGGCGTCTATTATTGAAGCAAACAAATATTTGACCAAGGATGAATGTATTCGGTATATCACTACTTTTGCGATGTATACTCCAATTAATATGGATAAGGATACTGGCGCAACAAAGAAACACGAGTTTACGATGGATGTTCTAAATAATGATTTGTTTCCGCATTGTCACAATATTACTCAAAAAACATACTTTCTGGGTTATATGACTAACAAGTTGCTACAGGCGGCAACAGGGCTTGTGAAGCAAGATGACCGCGATTCGTATATCAATAAGCGAGTTGATTTGACTGGAACACTTTTGAATAATCTGTTTCGCAATTATTTCAACAAACTCGTCAAGGATATGGAAAAACAAGTGATTAGGGAAATTAACAATGGTTCTTGGAAATCAACGGATGATTATGAAAACATTATTAATCTCACAAATATTTATAAAATTATAAAATCCACCACAATTGAAAATGGTTTGAAGCGCGCGCTTTCGACTGGTGATTTTGGAATCAAGCAAGTAAACAGCAATAAGGTCGGTGTTGCTCAAGTACTGAACCGATTGACGTATGTTTCGGGATTGAGTCATTTGCGAAGAATTTCTACACCAACTGATAAGAGCGGAAAGCTGATTCCTCCTCGTAAGCTACACAACACAACTTGGGGGTTCTTGTGTCCTGCCGAAACGCCGGAGGGCCAATCCGTTGGACTTGTGAAAAATCTTGCTTATATGACACACATCACTGGGCACTCAAACTCACCCTCGTTGTATGACTACATTTTGCCGAATATTATTCAGCTAGATGACCCTGCGCTCACTAATGTGTTTAACAGAGTGAAGGTATTTATCAATGGAGCATGGGTTGGTATCAGCAACAACCCAAACGAGTTATACACGACATTGAAGGATAAAAAACATAAGGGAATCATAAATATTTATACATCGGTTGTATTTGATTACAAGAATCAGGAGATTCGTGTTTGTAATGATAGTGGGCGATTGTCTCGCCCATTGCTACGCATCAAAGACAACAATGTTCTAATAACTAATACTATTATTGATAAATTGAAGACGGGTGTTTTGAATTGGGATAATTTGCTAACGAGTACCACGCTAGACGAAGCTGTTCTAGAATACGTTGATCCGGAAGAGCAGAGTTTGTCGCTGATTGCTACAAAACCTAAGGATATTGTTGCCAAGAGTGACATGATACACAAGTATACGCATTGTGAAATTCATCCCAGCACAATTTTCGGTGTTCTTGCGTCGTGTATTCCTTTCCCCGAACACAATCAATCGCCGAGAAACTCTTATCAGTGTGCGCAAGGTAAGCAGGCGATGGGTGTTTACGTGACAAATTATGAAAATCGAATGGATAAAACTGCATATGTATTGAATTACCCAAGTCGTCCGTTGGTCGACACTCGTATTATGAACCTACTTCAGTTGAATAAAATTCCATCGGGAGGCAATATAATTGTTGCTATTATGACCCACACTGGATACAATCAGGAAGATTCGCTATTGTTTAACCAGGGGTCTGTTGATAGAGGTCTGTTTCTAACGACGATTTATCACACGGAAAAAGATGAAGATAAACAGAAGATAAATGGTGATGAAGAGATTCGTTGTAAGCCAGATGCGTCAAAGACCAAGGGTATGAAGATTGGAAATTATAATAAGGTGAACAGTAAGGGCGTCATTCCCGAAAATACTCTTGTTGAAAATCGTGATATTATAATTGCCAAGGTTACACCAATCAAGGAGAATCGAAATGACCCTACAAAGGTTATCAAGTTTGAAGATCAAAGTAAAATCTACAAGACAACAGAGGAAACATATGTTGACAAGACGTATATTGACCGAAATGGTGAAGGATACAACTTTGCCAAGGTTCGTCTTCGAACGGTTCGTAAGCCTGGAATTGGTGACAAATTCTCCAGCAGACATGGACAGAAGGGTACCATTGGTAATATAATTCCAGAGTGTGATATGCCATTCACAAGCGCTGGTGTGAAGCCAGATATAATGATTAATCCACACGCGATTCCTTCCCGTATGACAATTGCTCAGTTGAAGGAAACTGTTTTGGGAAAAGTTTTGCTGGAACTTGGATTGTTTGGAGACGGAACATCATTTGGCGATTTTGAGGTAAAGGATATTTGTAACGAATTGATTAATTGTGGATATGAAGCTCATGGAAATGAACTCATGTACAATGGTCTTACTGGCGAACAAATTGAATGCAGTGTATTTATGGGACCGGCATTTTACCAGAGATTGAAGCACATGGTAAACGACAAGGCTCACAGCAGGGCAATTGGCCCGATGGTAAATTTGACACGACAGCCTGCCGAGGGTAGGTCGCGTGATGGAGGATTGAGATTTGGTGAGATGGAACGTGATTGTGTAGCATCTCATGGCGCAACACGATTTATGCGTGGAAGAATGTACGATTCATCTGATAAATATTCAGTATATGTTTGTAAAAAGTGTGGGCACATTGCGTCATACAATGACAAAATGCACATTCATCATTGTCGTATGTGTGATAATCGAACCGACTTCTCATATGTAGAAATTCCATATGCGTGTAAATTATTATTCCAGGAGCTAAACACAATGAATGTAGCACCGCGTATTATTACAAATCACTAATAAGGTGTTTAGTCTTGTAAACAATCGCAGTAGTTAACCCAAACAAAACAGCTCCCCATGTAGTATCTATAATTGTTGAGAGAATAGACCAGTTTTTGAATATAGATAAATTTGTAAATTCGTATACAGCATAAATAACAAGCCCAAGTAACGCAGCATCTTTAACGGGCCTATTTTTTTGTATGATGAAATAATTTAATCCGTATATTAGGAATATGTACGTTATCCCAACCGCAATAAAATTTGCTTTAATATCACTTCCTTGTATCGATTTAACTTGACGGTTAAAATAATCCTTTGTAAGATTTAAATAAAATCCATCTAAAATAACGAAAACTATTGCGCTTAACAAATATTGTAGCATTTATATTATACAAATATTAATTATTATTTAGTAGGTCCACTTTTTCAAAATCCACTTTTAGAAAAAGTGGAGCAAAATGGCGGCTTACGGGGCTTTGCCCCCCGCGTGGAGCAAAAATTTTGTTCTCTTTTTATAAAAGATAAGTTATTCATAGTAGGGTATATTTTTTTTATAGTGTTGTATATATAAATGACTTCTATTGGATTACAAAACCCCATCAGTGGTAGTTACGGAACATCATTACTTGTTGCTTCTCCTGGCAGCAATGGTGGCGCCATAAAAGGATATATGCCCAACCCAACAGTTGATACTGATAAAACCTACATTGATTATGAGCAAATCCGTTTTGCGCTGAATCAGGCTTGGAATACAACGTATCCTAGTCAATTAAAAATTACAAATAAAAAACGCATTGTTACCCCCTTCCGTGCGGTTAATAATGCCGGTGATATTTTGTGCCGCAAGAATTACTCGTGTGGTGGCCCCTGCCAGACTTTCCAAAGCCGCCCCGGTCTGTTTGGATTAAGAGGCCATTTTGGCGCCATCCAAAATCGTTGCGATGGGTCCGGCGTTCCTCCTTCGGCGTGCAATGGTAAATATGTCTATGATAGCTCGGATTACATTACCTACCTAAAACAAAAGGCGCTCGTCAAGAACTATAACGATTTGTCGTATGGTGGAAACAACAACAGTGGAAGTCAATCTGCTTTCCGCGCCATTCGCAGATATTAGAATTTATTTGATAGTATTGTATTAGTTACTATAATATCAAAATAACGGGGGTAAACCCCCGTAAGCCCCATTCATACATTTTGGATAAACGTCTCTTTTAGAAAAAGACAACAAAACTCTTATCTTTTAGAATATCCAATTTTCATGGGGGATTATGAAAACCTCGTGAAAGGTGGATGTCCAAGAAATAATTGTACAAGAGTGTTGATACTTTATACCAACTGTATTCTGTTTCAATATATGATTTCATTTGAATATACAGATTATCGGGTTTAGGTGTTTTAAATTTTGTTTCATTTGTCAATAGCGTGTTCACGATGTCATGGAGCTTGATATCATTTTTGTAATTACCTTGATCATCCTCTTGAACGATTGAATCTACAAAAGTTATAAATTCATGCCCTCCACCATTTGCGAAAATATCATCTATATACTCCTTTGTGCTTCCAGTCCTAGGAACTAATACTTGTAAACCACTTGCGAGTGCTTCAAGCATTGTTAACCCAAAACCCTCTGCTAAATATGGAGAAACATATACATCAGCAGCATTATATAAATCATTTATTTGGGAATAACTGAGTGTTTCGTTTGTAAAAATTATGTGGTTCAACAAGGCGTTGATATTTGACGGTGTCATTATATTCTCTCGTTGGAAGGAATCAAAATATGTTTGTAGGATCTGGGTTGATGGATACAGATCACCCGAACCTTTCAACATGAGTTTATAATGTGTATGTCCCATAAGATTCACTAAGACGTGTAGTGCGTGAAGAATACTAGGAATGCCTTTGTTGCTAGTCATTGCGCCCCCGATATTAATTAATAGAATTTCGTCATCTTTTACATTGAATTCACTACGGATATCATTTCGAGTTCTTGTATTGTCATGTCTAAAAAAAACTGTTGTGTCAACACCGTGTGTAATAGTTCGATTTCTAACACAATAATCATGATCAGTCAAGTATCGCGTCATACCTCGAGAAGACCAATTGCTTGGAGATATAAAATAAATATTACTAAATTTTCCCAAAAATGAAGAAATGTAATCATTATGTTTTTCGATTGGGAGTTCTAGTGGTTTTATCAATTGAAAAAACGTGCTATCTAATTTAGAGTATTCACTTGTATAAAAGACACATTTTGGAACTTTACAATTTTTATCACTTACATTTATATTGTAAGGATACGTCTGTCTATAAATTAAATCAACATCTTCGCCATTATATTCTGTCAAGCTTCGCAGAATAGAATTATATTCTTCATTATAAACCAGTTGCTTGGTTTTATTCCATTCGGGTCTAAAATAATCAGCCTCTGTGACATAAAAATCAATTTTGTGTCCCAGCTTTCCATTTGGACCATATAATTTATACATATGTATCAATGTGAATGCCAAAACTTGCCCATAGGAGTGTTGGACCATTCGCCATCCTTCAAATAATATCCGGAGACGCAACATTGAGTTGTTTATTGAGTTATTTTGGTAATGTTTCTATATCTTTTACTAGTATAAAGTCATATTTGATAATTCCTTTAAATATCGTTTGCTACAAGTTTCAACCAGTAAACCATTCGCATATATTCCATAATTCATGTAATAATCATCATTTTCTAATGCGATATGATATATATCAAAAGATCCCTCAATATTATATGGGATCGTTCTCTCGTCAATTACTGCCATCAAACGATATTTACCTTCGGTGATGTACAATTGTTCTAATAACTCTATTGTTTTTTCCTTTTGAGCTTCTGTTAGTGTGTCCACTAAAATTGAATGTGTTCCTGTTATTATTAAATCTTCTGTTAATTCACGGTAAATTTCTTTTGAGCATCTATATAATCTTTCAGTTATGCGTTGTTTATCACCTGAATTATAAATATTACCCTTACCAATCATAGATACTGGGACATATCCATTTAGTAGTGTTTTTACATAATCACCCTTTTGTATATTTTGAATTGGTACATCGGTTTCAATACCATTTTTAAGACATAATATTTTTGTATTTTCTTTGAAGCATGGGTATGGTGATGTAAAATTATAAAACAATCCCGATTGAAAATTCTGGGAAGGTTCAATTGTAATCACACTACTATTAGGGTCAGTATTAATTACTATATTTGTAACCTTACCATTTACAACTCCAGGACCATTAGCATACCATCCATTTTCAACAACTATCAATGGATTTGGGTCACCCCCAAAAAAAAAGAATCCAATATTTGACGCTGATCCAGCTACATTTTGACAATTTATCGTTACGGTCATTTGATAATATAATTATATATTATTTTTAAATGTATATATGTTTAATTACAAAACAGAATTATTTTCACAATCTATAGTAAATGAGCACTCCATATGGAATTTCAACATCAAAGGGATCGGTATCATATGATAATTATGTGAACGCCCCCATAACCGGTCCATTAAGCACCAATCAGTATCCGTGTGCTATGCCCTATCACAGCTACGGGACATTGGTCGGTATCAGACCCACACCCCCGCAATTTTATCCGTCGCAGGAACCTGTATATGCGGAAATGAATACAAACGCGAGGCACCAGTATTTAAGGACCGCGCAATCCGCCCAATCACTTGCTACCCAGAGAGCGCTTGGAAAATTGTCTACCCCTACTGCTTTTATAAATTATTCGACTGGAAAACAAACCGCTATATCGACCCATATGAATTATATTGCGCCGATCCAATCATCAATGTATTTGAATATTAAAAAGAGCAACGCAATTGGTAAGAGCAGTTACAAGGTTGGTCTCCCTGAGGCGGCACCTATATCGACAAAAAATTACTACCCGAGCGGAACAAGGACAAGTTTGCGCAGAGCCCGGTCGGGTGGTTGTGTGGCGCCTAAAAAAAAGGGGGCTATTGAAAACTACAGTTTGAGAAACGGAGCCGTTTGTGGCTGGGGATCTTTGCCAAGACAAAATTATTAATAACTTTTCCACTTTTTCACGAAGTAATGAAAAGGTGGATTTTTAAAGGTTGACTAGATAATATATTACATTAGTATATATAAAAATGAAGATGGGATTTCATACAACTGGTAATTCTTCCACAAGTAGAAGAACTACTCAAGCAGTTAATTTAGGATATCTTCGAAATAGGATTGCTTCAACAACACGTAAATTCAACTATTGTAAGGAACATTCAGCAAATCCGTCATTATGTATTAATCAATTTGTGAATATAGCCCCACAGATACAGTCAAACGATGGATCTCTCCAGGTAGTGGTCGCTGAGAATGGTTCAGTATTCACATCTACTGATTATGGTGTGAATTTTACACAATATGATATATCTGGTAATCCACAATTATTTTTAGTAAAAACATCTTATGATGGAAGCCATAAAATTGCTTTAGATTATGATTCTGGTTATTTATACGTGTTCAGCAACAACACTTGGACGCAAACCCCGAACCAGTTTTTGAATATAGATATTTCGAGCGACGGTAAATATCAAACCGCAACAAATTATTTTTCTGGATCTTTGTTTCGTTCGACAGATTATGGAAATAATTGGACAGAGGTAAGCGGTGTTAATTTTGCGATAACTACAAGTTTATCAAGTAGTGGACAACAACAAGTTGCTGCGTGTGCTGTGGATGTTAGTGTTGCGACTGTATTCAAATCAAATAATTATGGTGTCACATGGACACAAACAAATATAGTTTCTGATGAATACACTTGGGTATGTGCGAATATATCGGGAGATGGATCGATTATAACAGCTGGTTCACTTGAAGGTGTAATTCAATATTCGCGTAATAATGGTGCTACTTGGTTCGAAGCAACAATTAATTGGTCAACAGACCCTTTGTTTGTAGGCATTATTTGCTCTTCTTATAATGGACAATACCAAGCGTTTATTAGTTGGTTCATCTTTGGCGGTGGTCCACCTGGATTCATTTATTTGTCTACAGATGGTGGTATAACCTGGAATCAAGCAAACGTCCCCGAATTATTTTATACATCTATTGCGATGTCTAATTCGGGTAAATTTATCAGTGCGGTAGCAAACAATGATGATGGAAGCTATTATTATTTTAGGTCAGTTGATTACGGACAAACATTTGAACAAATTAATTACGGAACTGTCGCATTAACTGGAATTGACATAAACTAGTAATTTTAAATTCTCATTAATGTATAATGAAAGGTAAAGTGTTTGTTGAGTTTGTGGGGACCATGTTCCTCAGTTTTGTAATTTTTGCTACTGGCAATTATTTAGCGATTGGTGCGGCTCTGGCGATTGCCGTTTTACTTGGTGGACCTGTCTCTGGCGGCGCGTTCAATCCCGCGGTAGCTATTGCGATGTATAGTGCGGGTAAAATCCCTAACACTGATTTGATACCTTATTTAATTGGTGAAATTCTTGGTGGGTTAGCAGGTTTAGCACTTTTCAAACAGTTTGTGAAATAAATTCTTATAATATAATAAAGGATGGTTAAATCTCGAAAATATAAAGGTGGAGAGTATTCTTCTCCTTCTCCTAGTCCTTATGGCACTTCTTCTCCTTCTCCTACTGCTTATGGCACTTCTTCTCCTTCTTCTTATGGCTATTCTTCTTCCTCTACCCCTTCTTCTTCTCCTAATTCTTATGGATCACCCTCTATGCCTTATTCTTCCATGATGCCTCGTACTCCTTCTTATTCTTCCCCTACTTATGGTTCATCATCTATACCTTCTTCCTCTTCTTCTTCCATGATGTCTCAAAATCCTTCTTACTCTTCTTCTTCCATGATGCCTCGTACTTCTAGTTACTCTTCCTCTGCTTATGGTTCTTCCTCTATGCCTTCTACATCTTCTTACTCTTCCTCTATGCCTTCTTCTTACTCTTCATCTATGCCTTCTTCTAGTTCTATACCTTCTTACTCTTCATCTATGCCTTCTACCTCTTCTTACTCTTCCTCTATGCCCTCTTCTTACTCTTCCTCTATGCCTTCTACCTCTTCTTACTCTTCCTCTATGCCTTCTATCTCTTCCTCTATGCCTTCTTCTACTTCTGGTTGGTTACCTGCCCCAGGCGCTTGGAGCAACTTAACAAATAAATTCAGTGGAATTCTTAGCAAGTTCAAGGGAAACACAATAAGTACGACTTATGGTGGAAAACGAAAGACTAAGCGTCGTCGTAACAATAAGAAAAAAACCAAAAGGAGGCGTTAACAAATTTATTATTATCCATTAAATAATAATAAAGATATTCTAAACTCAAATACATGGAGGTAGACAATATTGAAATTGACCTATATAATTATAATAATTACAGTGAACACAATCAATATTTTTTTTACATCAGCGACGATTATCAAATTGTAAATAAATATCTAAATGAAAATACATATTCTATTTTGGTTCGCAGATTAGACAAAAATGAAGGTTGGAGCAATAATTTACAAGTTCAAGTTGTATACTTGGGCAATGACACAACATCTATAATCGATATTGGAAGTTCAGATAAACCAGATAAAGAAATTATAGTTACAACGGAGTTTAAAATCCATATGTCAAGAACCAAAATGGTTGAGTTTTTGCCGATCTATAATTTGATTGAGTGTCCAGATCCAATTAGTATATCGCGTGATGATTTTAATGCGATGTTTGATACAGATATTGTGCGTGTTCCTGATGACTTATATGCGTTTGGAATCGCCGATGGAAAAATTTATATGTATAGCGAAGCTTATATAATGTTTTATGAAACAATTCGTCAAATAAAACACATTTTCAAGATTGCGTTGACATTCACACCACACTACAATAAATTCTATTTTTTAATTTGTACTGGTGACGGGTACATGGAATCAATTTATCATAATAATAGAACTCTTCCTAAACTAGTTACCAGTGAAGATTGTATAGGTCATTGCGCATATGGTATACCATTAAATGATACTGAATATCCAATTTACCATAAACGCAAATATGTGGTTGCACAAGCAAATAATATTGGCATCCCATATACTTTAGATACTGTTGATAGACATTATTTATACTGTGACCTGTATAATCCATTTCGTTCATTTCATAAAGGCATAAAATTCAATACAAAGATCAATAAAATTATATGCGGTTGTAGAAGAGAGCGAAGTTCTAAATATAATTTTTTGAAGCGACGAGATATCGAGATTGGTCAACGTGAGTATTTTTACAGTGATGCTGTTTCAAAAGAAAATGTTGTATGCCCATCGGGTTGGATACATGATTATGAAATGATAAATTACAAATATATATTGGATATTGATGGCAACAGCTGTACTTGGGATGCTACCGCATGGAAACTAAATTCAGGGTCCGTTATATTTAAAACAGAGTCACGTTGGAGACAATGGTTCTATGATGATTATTTGCCATGGGTTCACTATGTGCCGATTAACGATGATTTTTCTAATTTACAAGAAATGTATTGCTGGTGCGAACAAAACCAAGATAAATGTGAAGAAATAGTAAAAAATGCAAAAGAATTATTTCAAAAAGCATATCGGTTCAATAATGTAATTCAGCATACAATTGGGTTGTTAGATAAATTAAATTCTGTTATTGAATGATTAGTCATCCTCTATCAAATCTATAATATTATTAACAGGTGTAGAGTTAACCAACTTATTTACGAGTAACGGACAACCAGGGCAAATATGTTTTACATCTTCTAGTGCGAAGATGCAAAACCAACAAGATTGACAAATTTTATGTGAAGCGGCAAGCCCATTCTTTACCAAACATCTTCTTGGTGTCAGCATATTGATAACATCATGTTTTACAGAACACATACAGCAGTCTCTTTTAGAAAAAGAGAACAAAAGTTTTTCATCACTTTTAGAAAATGATAACGAAAGGTTTTCATCACTTTTAGAAAATGATAACGAAAGGTTTTCCTCACTTTTAGAAAAGGATAACGAAAGTTTTTCATCACTTTTCACAAGAGTGGACTTCATATTTAGATTTTGTTACATACAAAGTATTCCAAAATTTATTTCAATTTTTTCTAGTTTTTCAACATAAATTTATACAATATGTAAATTCCTACACCAGCCAGACTCGCAAAGTATATTTGATCAATAGTATCATCAGGTAATTTCGGTGTCATATCATCACTTGTTGTAAATGCCTCACGACATTTCTCTTTTGTAATTGGGTTCGTGTTGTCAGGGAATAAACAAGGATCCATATTGTTGATATCGACAAGCGTTACAAAATGCGTTTCCGACGACTTGTTATTATTGACATCTATCGTCTGCATAGTAATTTCTTGACAATCTGGGGTAGTTCCACTCATAAATGCTTGCATAATAGAAAATGGATTCAAAGCATTCAAGTTACCCATCATTCCAGGAATCATACCTTTGAATTCGCTGAAGTTGACACCCATCCCACTAGATATAAAAGGAATATTTCCAACCGGAACATTATTGATGTATATATATCGGTCTTTTTGTTCATTTGTTTTTGTATCTACACATTTTGCGCCAGTTTGTAAGAAAAATTTGTTTCCTAAAGGTTTGCCGGTAGTAGATGCCTTGCTGTTTCCCGACACAAGTAGTTCCACATATTGAATCAAACCGTCAATATCTTTTCCCAGTGCTGTCAACGAACCCTTGCTTGACATACCAATTTCTTGCGGCGTTTTGATATTTTTATAATAAGGGTAGTCGGGTCCCAATAATTTTTCTTCAACGCCTTTTGCGTCTGTTAATACTTCTTGAAATACATCTGTCATTGCTTAAATTATACAAATATATTTATTTTGTTGAAAACTACATTTCTTGTTGTGTATTGTCTTCTTCATCAATCGCACCTGTTATTTCGGGTGTAGATGTTTGATAGTTTTTACTCATTTCAAGGTTTGCTTGAACAATCCCGTCTACTTGAGTTTGTAATAATGTCACATTGCCACTAAGATCCACTACTTCTTGTTTTAATCCAGCAATATCATCTACTCGTTTTCGTAGCACTTCTATATTACCCGAATTTTTTTGTATTAATATCATCTGGTTTTCTGGATTCTTTGTGTCATATTCCTGGTATGTTCCATCTTCTAATCCCTCAGTCAGGACAAAATTTGCTAAAAATATTTGATAAGTTAATAGGATAATAAAAAAACAAATAAGGATTTTGATTATAAATGACATTTATATATATTATTAGTTTTTATTTTCTTTAATAATAATATAATGTCAACTGCTCAATACCCACTGGGAATGAAAACATATAATAATCATGTTCATCAAGGAGGTTATCGTTCATGGAAGGGTTCTGGACCATTGAGTAATCCTGTTGGAACTACGGCCGGAACAATTCGACCTTTAACAAATAATGACCCGACGAACAACTTTCAAACTGGGTTTGGATTACCGAGGCCAATCAAACACGCGAGAAAGGGAAGGGGTTTTAATTATACAGTTTTAGTTGCAAACGAACAAAATCCAACTGAATATGTCGAAGTCACTGTGAACCGTGCAAATAAATCATCGTCTATGGGAACTCTTGTAAAACAAATGATAGATAATCCTGGAAGCTACATCGTGTCACAAAACACCCCTAGCGAAGTTACTAATGTTCAAAAACTTGACAGTGATTGCCGAAAATGCGCTGGTATAGGAATTGTTGCGTCATATTATCCGAACACAACATATTTAACCGAGAATCCTGAGCAAAATACGCAAAATGCGGTCTGGTGTTGTAACGCTGAAAAAAAGGCACGTAGGAGGGTTGTATATGCGAGTACAAACTTGAAAAAGAACTATTACACAACATTACAGCAATATCGTCAAAATCGTTGTAAAACATTTGAGCAAAGAGCATTTAATTTTCAAACTCCCAATCCAGTTGAGTTGGTTGGTATTAATTCGTTTGTTACAGCGGAAGCGGTTAGATACGCAAAACCTGGTTCCCCGCTGGCGCTACTGAATACATATTTTGCGAACTGTCAACCAAATGGTGAAATCTATGATTCTACTGAAAATGCGCTGGTTGCTAAAATGCTAAGTATATTGTTGAATCAATCGATCATAACACAACAGCAATACAATGACTTTAATCAAACAGGAAATTCAAACCTCGACGAATTATTTAATTACTTGAATAGCCTGCCAATAGAGAATAAAGTGCCTGCTCTGGATGCGTTTGTTGCTTTCATAAACAACCCATATTATGGTGTACCTTTTAGTGGTCCGTCAAACCCAGTTGGATGTAAGCTGGTGGTATACAAGCCAAATAACCCGCAATATGCTACACAGGGATCAGTGGACAGCAGCACCCGATTGCTGAAATTGAATGTGGATACTATAACTACAAATGCCGCAAGTATCAGGTCACAATTAAAGAACAAGGCCCCAACTTGTAATAACCCAACTATTATCAGGTTTCAAAACCAAAAGTCTTGTTTTCTTACACCCAAATACAACCTCGCCGGGAAACCGACACAGCCACCGTTCCCTTCTAACCATTTTGCTCAGTCTCCTGTGAATCCATTAATGTAAGTATTAACGTCTATATATTATTTTTTAAGAAAAAAATTCATTATCAATACATGTATCATCATCGTCTAAAGGTAAAAATATATTTGTTTTGTCTGTAAATTTATTACAAGGGATTTCATATTTTTCACACCAACCTACTGACTTTTGTATATTCGCCTTCTTTACTACTTCTACCTTATCATGTTTATTTTTATTATTCAACATGTTAATGATTTTATCGAATGCCTCTAGTTGTTGCTGTCCTATTATTATGTTTATGTCATTTACTTTATTTAAAAAATAAGATGGTATATCATCATTTATCAGTGAATATATATTACCCTTATTGTAATGCTGTAAAAAAATACAAATAGTATTGTAGTTCTGTTTACATGCTTCTATTCTATTATTGTCAAGTATGAATTTTTTACATACGATATACTTTTCAAATGTTGTTACGTTACTTATGTTTGGTTTAATAACACATATTTTCTCGTAAAATGAACTGAGAATGTATAACATATCGACAATTGGTTTATGAAACAAAGAATCGATTTTAATTATACAAATACCCCCATTTGCTTGATTTTTGAAGATAACCAATAGGAAACGAAGTAAATTTAATATGTATAAATTTATACTTGTCATGCTTTCCTTTTCAATTTCACAAAAAATAAAGTCGAATCTTTTATTGTCAATTGTTTCAAAAAGTTTCTGGTTTATTTTAAGAAATTCACAATTATTGAAACTTGTATTATCCTTTTGAATAAATTCAAAAAAGTTTCTCGAATCTTTTGAATGTTGGCCTATGTGTAGTGACTTATTATTATTCAAATCCTCTTGTAATGATAGTGTATTCACTATTTCTAACAGTTCATAAAATATATTTGTCATTGGTTTTAGTTTACTTACTGGATATTTTGATCCCGGAACCTTGGAAAAAATATATTCATATGGATTGATTAATTTTACAAGATCTGTAAATTGTGCGTCGCGTTCAATAATACACATTTTTATTAAGAGTTCTTTGGTTTCAATATAATAATTATATAGGGATTGTGATATATATAAGGATGATTCAGTTGTATTTGTTATTGATGTTCTTATTAAAATATGATTGTTTGTTTTTGGTAATATATGATAACTCATTTATTATATATTACATTTAATTTTTAAGTGCTAATTGAAAGCTTTATTCTTGAAGAACAATCTTCAACTTCTTTTTTGGCTTCAATACAACAGACTCTTTCTCTTCTATCGCCTCAGTAGCTGGAACTAATACCAACTTTTTAGTTAGTTTACGTATTTTTGGCTTTACAACAGGTTTTATAGATTCTTCTTGAGCTACTGCTTCTTCTTGAACCAAAACGTCTTCTTCAATATCAGGTTTTGTAGTCGTAGGTGTATTCTTTTCAGCATATTCTTTAAGGTCAATTTCTACTTTGTCAGCATTTACATTCAAGACCTTTTTATATACGAAATACCTATTCAAGAAGGATATTTTCTTTTCATATTCTTTCATATTTGCCGCAGATCCAAAATTGCGCCCCGAGTATTTATTTTGTTGGATCTCCAACATCATTTTATCAAACAACTCTTGAAACAATCCGCTTCCCTCAGGCAAACCAATCGACAATGCTTCTTCACGATCCACCAACTTAAAACCATACAATCCCATAATGCGATCCAAATATTCAAAATTGATTAAATACTCAGTAAATGTCTTGTTAATTGAATCTTGGTAGACATCAATCTTATACCCAATTGAGCTTGAATTCGGCTCAAATGTGGTATGAGAGTATCCCTTTGTTATCGCCCAAACCTTCTGGCCATTTTCCACTATTTGTATGCTTTCATCTATTTGTTTATTGCTTAATAAATCATACACCAATCGACCATCATATGCCGTTCCTATGAAATAACCAAGTTCTTGAGTACACTCCGCCACATTTTTCATAAACCCTTTCAGTGTAACAGGATTTTCAAAGAAATAGTGTATCGCAAATTGACATGATGATACATTGAATCCATTTTCACCCTTCGCAAATTGTTTTGATACCCCCTTACCAAGAGTTTTTTCGTCCCTTTGTCCATAACCAAACACTGCCTTGTTGATTTGCTTTGCCTTGTCATTCAACATTGCTTCACCACTTTTAATATTGAATGAACTATTTCCATTTACAAATAAAGCAGCTGGCATCCTCGTCTCCTTTTTACGCATATCTAAATATCTGGCACAAGCTCCATCCTTATTATTTTCTAAATTGTCCTTGTGAATATCAACCCCGTATACAAAGGACAGCTGGGCACTCACCCATTTGGATAAATCACCTCCCTTTCCACATGCGAAATCGATCAAGGTATCACCTCGCTTACAAACACTCTTGATTAGTTGTTTTTTTACATATAAATTGTGAAAATCTTTCATGCTCTTAGTCTTAAATTGTTTTGCCGAATTATTATAATACACGTCTTCATTGACCAGTATATCAGGAATATTCAAACCTGTGCGAAGCATATCCTGTGTGATGGGATTATGAATCGATTTCCAATTATTGTTTGCGACGTGATAGGCGTTTCCAAAGTTTTTCTTTCCTTGTAACAATTCCGTTGTTTTATCATACCGCACTCGCAGCGGAATCCAGTTCCATCCCTTTTCTCTCGTTGTATCATAACTAAACTCAACAATCGTATTATCTGTGAATACATCATTCTCCTCCGTAAACATTTGATTGTTACCATTATCGTCTTTTCGCAACATTATTTTACAGATTCCGGCATCAGGGTCATATGGTTCTGTTGGATAAAATATAACCGGTTTTGTCTCATTGTTGTAATCATCTTCGGGTTTGCTCTTATATTCGGGGAATTCTCCATCAATAAGGTTTTGACACGGATTCACATAACCATGCATCCGTTGGTTATAAGAACACCGTAACTGAATAGTTTTAAATTCGGTCAATTGTGTTGTAATATCTACATTTGTTCCATCTTCAAAGACCGGCTTTACTACATCCTCACCGTCCTTCTTGACAGTTGTTATCAAGAAATCAATTGTGTTGTATTCGGGAGGTTTCCATTTAAATGATTGATCCCATGTCATTTTTGTTTTTGGACCACACACACTAACCTGATTTGACCCAACGCCATAATATGCGGGTGTGAAGATTAATCCATCTGTATTATATTCAAATAATTTGTCATTCTCCTTTGACAATATGTTATTACATGCTGAAAATATAGTATCGCTTTTATAAAATTCCTTTGACGTAAACCGCATTGGTGATATAAGTTTTATCGCAGATTTTTGACTAGATGATACTTCCATTGGGTTCAATGACATCATCACATTTTTTAGAATTTGTAATCGTGATTTATTTGGATCCTTTTGCGGCATAAATGGGTATGTTCGTAGATCTTGTTGCTTGAAATAATAAATATCAAACGCAGCATAGAGATTTATGAATTGTTTCAGTTTGTCATATAAAATCAGTTCACCATCAATCAATGTATTGAAACACTCTTTATTCTCTGTAACTGCACCAGTAAAGATAACCTTCATGTTTGTGTTTATCAAGTATATTTTACCATCCTTGTTTACAAACATCAAATGACGATCACCATCAGCTTTTTCGGTAACTGTATAATCATTTCTTATATTTGTAACAAGCGAGTCGGGTTCAACTGGCGCAATATTCTCCAATTGTAGTGTTACTGAATTTGGACCTATAAAGTATTTATTTTCGATTCTCCTTCCCGGATTGTCCTCGTGCCCCAACAAACGCATATAGGAATCCAATACAGATTTTTGCTCTGGATATGAACAAGGATAATTGGTCCCCTGAAGACCACAAACAATTAGCTTGATTACCTTTCGTATGGAATCAAACTTTAGAAGTGATTCGGCGGAATCAAACTTTGTACCAGGACCAATTGCCTCATTATTAACTTCAATTTCGATTTCGTAGGTTTCGGGATTCTGAAATACATTTGATTCTTTCACTGACCAAGACCACTTCGGCTTTCTATTATCTTGGGGATCTCTGTCACCATACTTGACAATACTGATATCAACCTTTACTGGGTAATCTGGATGAGTAAATGTAACGCGGTTCATGTAACGAAACGATTTCTTTGTCTCCTTCCAAGTGTTCGATATATAAACTTGTAATCCCTGTGAAATAGTATCTTCATTTTGAAGTGATGCGCGGTAATTAAAATCGTCAAAATTCACAGGATAAATTCGTTTATCATTTATGTATATGCCCGTCTTCTTTACAAATTTGAGACTGGACTTGAAATAACGAGTTGTTTCCAGTAGATTATCCGTTTTACAATATTTTTCAATTTGCTCCAAACCATAAATTTCTGTTCGTATGTCGGATTCACGGAAAACACCACCCTTGTCCAAAAACATTGATTGAATTCGTAAACTATTTTCCCCATTCATATTATCGCACGTGAACCCAGACGATTTAAGTTTTTTAATTACATTGTCATAATCAGTTTTTGTTAATGGTCGAATGCCTTTGGTCCCAAAACGAATTTCCAACTCCGCCTTGCGATTTTCGTATGGTTTCGTATCATAAAATGTACGAATCATTTTCTCAAGCGACTGTAGAGGGGGTTCTCGTTGTTGATATTGTTGTTGCTGAGGCTGAGGCTTTTGAACCGCAAAAATTTCCTCAGGTGCGTATGATTGAACAGCGACCATGTCTTTGTCTTTGTCTTTATCTAAATTAGGGTTTTCTAACATTGACATTACTATATATATGACATATTTTTTATATTATAATTCAATTTTTTCACCTTTAGATATTCTAAACGCCACCCCTTTGGATTGACATATTTGAATATCTTTAGGTAACAGTCAAAAATATTGAATCAATGACTCGTATAAATCTTTCTTGGGCTTAGTTTTACCACTTTCTTTACAAGTTGTTTCAATTGATAATTGATTACATATATCAACTAATTCTTGAACTTTGTATGCCGAAATTGCTTTGATTGGTTTGTCAATACTCTCTAACGGATATAAATTGTTTATAATATCATCACTTATCATTTTTTGTTCATGTCCAAATTTATAATTATCTAAACTATGAATTACATGTATAGTATTGGTGTCATTCATTGATAGCTTAAAATACGTTTTTTTGTTAATATAAATTACATTTATATTTTCGATTACACACAAGCTCAAAAATGTCTTCACATCAAGGCGTTCATCATTCGCCAAATTGTTTTCCAAGTGGGTTAGTGTTGCGAATTTATACATTTTGATAATCTCCTTGTTTTTGCGTATTTGTTCAATAGATTCAAACTTTAGTTTCTTCTCTGTAATAAAGTTACGATGCTTCAACATCTCGTAACTTGCGTCTCCGTGTTTCATAACATACAAACACCAAAATAGTGAATCCTTCTCTCTTGGGCAAAACAATTGATGTTTATTCGAATATTTTATAATATTGTTTACAAGTGGTTTTGGGGGTTCCTTATTTACACCAAGTTGTATTTGGGACTTTCGTATATTATTTTCATCAAGCATATAATGCTGTAATTTTGTTACTACATCATTATAAATTTGTTGCGTCATCTTGTTGATACTTTGGTATTATCTTTATTATCTTTTGCGAAATATATATTCTTGAAATCTTCCTTCTGTTGCTCAACCTTGTTTAGTGTGACCTCCTGTGTATTCACATATTTTATATATGCGAGAAGCTCATCTAAAATGTCGGTAGTTAGTTCTGATAAATTCACATGAACCCCATACTTATTCTCGTTCAGAGTTACATCCTTGTGGATGTTCAAGATACGAAGGATTTCAATTTGATTAAACTTGTTCATATTTTCAATTGAGTCTCTCACATAATTCAATTCACTTGTAGAAAAGGTATTCACTTCATTGGTGGATATAATTGCCTCTGTTATTGAATCCATTACTTAAATACATAATTTGTTTTTAAACCGTTTCACATTAAGCAAATTCATTGATGAGTTAGTATCTTTTTAACTACATACAATATATGAATAGTTGGTTAAATCAAAAACGATTTGGAGGTAATAATAAAATTGCAGGCGTTTCTGTAAATTTAGGAGCAACAAAGGGTAGAGGGTCATCAACGCGCGTGTTTAATTATTGTAAACAAACCAGTAAGGACCCATCACAATGCATTAACCAATTTATCACAATTAAATCAAGTGGTTCAAGTGGTTGTACGAATATAGAGAATATAGCTTTGTCTTCTATCGCAACTGAAAGCCCCTCTGGAACTTGGACTTTAAACAGTAACACAACTATTACAATTTGTCAATCGCTAACAGTTGGAGATGAAGATACATTAATTATTACTGAAGGTTTAACTCTTACTAATTATGGCACAATTACCAATAGCGGAGGCGACATTAATAACAACGGAGGCACAATTACCAACAACGGAATAATTAATAATGGGGGCGAATCTACGATAGATATAGATTTAAACACTTCTCAAACAGTCGGCGGAATAATGACGAATAACGGTACGATTAATAATGATGGAGTAATCAGATGTTCGCCGGGTGCCTACATAGGTGATGATGAATATGTGAAAAACACTATAAACAATTCTGGTTCTTTTTACAATAATTTTAGTCTTTATATTGAAGAATATTCCAACTTCAATAATTTGTCTGGCGGAACTTTCAATAATAACTTTGACATTTTCATAACAGGTGTTATTAACAATATCTCCGGATCTATATTTAATAATTCAAGTACTATTACTTTAGAGGGTACATCGTCAATTGGTAACATCGGCATATTCAATAATTCAAATACTATTCTTTTACTTGAGAACTCGTCAATTGGTAACAGCGGAACATTTACTAATTCAAATACTATTACTTTAAATGCTACATCGACAATTGTTAACAGCGGAACATTTACTAATTCAAATACTATTACTTTAAATGCTACATCGACAATTGTTAACACCGGAACATTTAATAACAATTCTCCTGATGGCGCATTGGTTGTTGAAGCATTTTGTACATTTTACAATGGACAAGGTAGAATAAATTCATGTATATTTTATAACCGTGCAAGCGTTGAAATTAATGGAAGTCTTATCAACGGTGGTGCCAGAAGCACTGATAATAACATCTTCAATATTGGAGGCACAATTACCAACACTGGAGTAATTGTTAATTATTTTAATAATAATTTTTACAATACTAATGGAGGCGAAATTATCCAAAACGGCACATTTACAAACAGTGGAACAATTTATAATCCTATTGGAAGCCTGGTTTGTGGAACAGGTACAATTACAGGTACAATTACAGGTACAATAATAGATGCTTGTGGTCCTACTTAGAAACACATTTTATACATTATTGTAATATTGTATCGGTATATAAGACTGAATTTTACCAATTATACTGTCGGTATTCTCGCGTTTGATCATCAATGGATAAAATACATAGTTTATGGGAAATTCACCAAGAAACGATATTTTTCTCATAATTTTACCTGTTGTTGTTATCTTACATACATCTGTTTTATTTGCCCGAACACCTTGTAAATGTGGCAGTTTATCAAGATCATCCACGTGACAAATCTTATATTGTATAACATCTCTTTTTCGGCATTGATTTGTGCATCCGGCATGTAATACATCACAATCAAACAAAAAAGCTGTTCCTGGTTCGCCGCTAATGTTGACTATATTAGACCATACAAAGGGATATGATTTGTTACTTCCTGGACAGAGAGATAACAAATCGCCTCCAGATTTATACAATATTAACGTATATACGGGGTGCGCTGTTTTGTAAATATTTTTGCTAGATGTAACATCTCTGTGAAATGTTGAAAGCGCAACATTTTGGATTTTGTATACATAATCTACAAATGTATATCCACTGGGCAACATTCGCAACGCATCTTCTCTCAATGAAGGGCATGGGAAATCGGTTGTTGTTGTATATACACTGTTTTGTAACACACAAAACCCATCCTTCTCAAGTGTTCGACTTTGTATCGATTGTTCAACGGTCTCATTTGACTCATACAAATAATATGATAAAAATACTAGAAATATAATGAAAACAACATATCTAATGTTGTGAGTACCTTTCTTTTTCATATTATTATTATCAAATAATATAAAAAGGTCCTTTAGCTGAAAAAAAGGCACTAATACAAAGTTATTATTGTTCCATTTTACATATTCAAGAGCGTAAAACTTAATCTTTCATGTAAATAAAATACGGCGCCAAGTAAATACTCATAATTAAAAACACTATATTAGTATCATAACTTGATTGGTTCAATAAAGCACTTATTACAACAGCCATGATTACTAGAAAACTATCTCCTAATAAGGCATTAGCACCTGCTTCTTTTGCATAACCCTTGAAAAAATCTAACATATCATTTGAGCCTTTAGGAATGATTGTAAAGAAAATATAAAATAGAAAGTCAAATATTATTTGAATGGATACACATATACCAGCAAATTCTGTGAGACCAATCTGTAGACCACTTTTATAAACAATATATCTTCCTAATAAAATGTATAAAACACCAATTAATATATCGGCAATCATAGCAGACAATCTATATTTTTTATACCATCCTTCTAAAGATTTGGTTTTGATATAAATTGTCGCGAAAGTAGCAAAAATGATAAATAAATCAGCATAAATATTGGCTGTTATTATAGGTATGTATTCAAATTTATTATTGTAATTTATAGTAGGTTTCAAACCTGTAGTTTTTTCAATCAAAAAAGTAACTACAAAAAGTAATCCAACAATTAACAATCCATTCATATATAATTTAAACATATTTTATCCCATACGGGGGTAAACCCCCGTAAGCCCCCCTCACAGCAGATTTGGACCAACCTTTTTTAAAGGTTGGGGGGTTACTCCTCTTGAATCGTAATTCGCGGTTTTTCATACTTCTCTTTTACCAACTCTCCAATAATAGAGACATATTTATCATTCAACTCAAACCGCTGCCCCACAACGCGTGCTTTAAATGTGTCGCCTTCTTTAATTTCTGCGAACTGAGAATTATTATAATGATGATCCTTTGCGATAAATACAACTACAGGCGACGGAGTTTCCTCTGCGCTGTCCGCGCGAATGCCAGCTTTCGTAATATTTTTCGCTACGCACATGATAAGCGCATTTTCAACTGGAAAACAAACCATACATTCAAAGACGACATCAAACAATATATTGCTTCCCCCACTGACCATCCCACTGGAATATGTCACAATTGTAGACGAGCCTGGCTTTATGTATCCCTCCACAACGCACTTTCCTTCAAAGTTTGCGGAAATGTTTTTTTCTAGGGTCTCCTTTATGTTCTTGCCAATTGCGCCAATAGGTAATACTACATTTCTGGTAAGTAGTGATCGCGAATAAATAGGCAACACCTTGTTATCCTTCTTTTTGAAACGTTGTTGTTGCCTTGCTTCCATTGTTCTAATATAATATATATGAATCTTTTAATTGTTTTTCAATTTTTTAATTTAGTAAGACCTTTTTGGTTTTAGAATGTCCGTATTTGTATTTTTTTCTTGATTTTTTTGCTAAAATAAATGCGGTCTTTGAATGATTGCAACCACTCTCTAATATATCATAATCAACAGCTGCCGCCTTTCCACCCGTTATTGAACTTGCTAATCTTGCGTATCCCCATGATTGAGCAGTTTGATTTGGACGTGACCCAGAAGAATAGTAGGCGCCCTCACCCTTGTTGACTATTTTCTTTAATGCTTCCAAAGAACATCCTGTTTTATTTGATAATTCTTTACTGGGTATTATATTTTGCATCTTGTATATTTTACGCGCATTCTCTATGTGATTCGATGTTTTACTATGAAATGATGGAACCATTTTCCGTGTATAGTACTTGTGTTTTTTATACAATTTTCTTGACCTCGATAGCATTCTTGCTTGTTGTGATCGATCTTTCTTAGATAATCCTTTTGGTAAATAACGAATTGGAACTCTAACCATTCAATTTGTATATCAAGAGAAATAAAAATTGAATTTTGATTACTTGACAATAATTGTATATAATTTATAATACAATGCCATATATGGGCTAATAAACCAATGTTTGTCACCATAGCGAATTTTATCATAATATCTTAAAATAAGTTCCTGGGTAACACAAAGCTCATCATGGCTGATTGCTTCATGTATTAAGTTACCATTAGTATCCTTCTTCAACCGCGTATTCTCATTGGTATACCTTGTTTGACCCAAAATCGCATTTATAGTGGAAATTGTTTTATCTTTACCTGCTTCATCACATCGCGCACCTCTGTCACGCTTAGAAGTCATATCCTTAGTTTTGAATACCATATACGCGTTATTTTTCTCATAACCAATAAATCCTATTATCCTGTTATAATTGTCTACATTAAAATTTGTAAGTTCTTGGATCTCTTTTGAACCTTCCAATCGTTGTTTTTGAATTGGTTCTGCTTCAACCCATGTATTCAATTCATCTAATATCATAATCTTTTCTTCATTCAACTTATACATAATTGTAACAATATAGGTCCGCTTTGACACTTGAGCAACTATGCTATTGGTCTCAAAGTATTGTTTAGCATACCATTCAATAGTTTTATTTGTTATTTCTTTCAATGAATAAATATAATTCATTAAATCCAATTTTTCATCAAATAACAATAGTTCAATCATGTGAGCAATTACGAATTCCAGTATGTATTCTTTTATTTCGGGAGTCTCCTTTACAAGTTTTTGTAACGCGACGCCACAATACTTATACCAATCATGATCACCGCGATCAACCTTTTTATTTTTGGTAAACTCTTGAACTAGTCCAAAGTTCTGCTGAAATTGCGCAATGATTTGCTTTCCTGTTTGGAATACCTCTTTGGGTTCTTCAAAAGCTGGTTTGGCAATTTTTCCGCTGATTTCAAATTTGATTGATTCATGTTTGTAATCAATTGGCACAGACCGTTCAAATATAGATATGTTCTTATTTCGCAGTTCAATTGGCTGGAACAAATAGTATTCACCAATATTAACTAATCTCCCATTTCTTCCATACTTATCAATAATAAATTCATTGTTATCCTCAATCAATTGAGTGAGAGCTGAATAGATTTGTGTATATGGGTATTTTTTGGGTGTTCGTATTGCGTTCAGCAATATATCCTTTTTGTAAAAGTAACTTTCTCTCATAAGCATTCTTATACGTTGAATAATTTTGTCGGTATTCGTCTTAATAAAGTGTTCATTGTATGTATCAAATGTTATATCATCCTCCCCAATCGTTTTATTTGGAACACAATCATAATAACATTTTGACATGTAATCGCACGCGGGAGAATACGGGGCATCCCCAATTTTAAAGTTATCAAGTTTTACTCCAGTAGACAAATCTTGGACAACGGTATGTTCGGCCAAAAGTGGCGTCATAATATCCTGTGTAAAATTTGTTTGATCATGATTAAGAATACAATCAACCGCAGACTCTTTCAGCACGCGACTGACTTTTCCAATTTGAATAGCCTTTTGTTCAGCAACCCGAAACACATATAAATCTGTAGCCTCTTCTTGGTTTTCATCACCTAAAATGGTACCGTATAAGAATATTTGAACATTTCTATTTTCAAAATCGAGATCTTTGTGACTCAAATTGCGAACAGCGCGTCCAATTATTTGTTCAATGCGATTCATGTTATACCAAGGTTCTAAAATGTGAACTTGGCGAATAAATTTCAAATCGATGCCCTCGGATCCAGCTTTGGATATTAAAATAACCTTTATTTTTTCTCCATTCTTGTTATTTTCATTTGTCAACATCTTTACAACGCTATCATTATCAGGAGATATACGAATATCACCAGTTATCATTGTATAGCGGGCAGGCATAAAGGACTTATCCTTCTCCTTATCTTGCGGTTTCATTGTTCGCACATCAATATATTTGGATGGTGGTGTTTTAAACAATGGCTTGGCATTTTCGCCGTAGCGAACAAATCCCATTTCTTCCAATGCCAGGGCCATTGGTATCAAGCCACCATCAATGTATTGCGAATATATTAAAATTACACCATCGCTCACATGATTTGTATCAACATTGTAAATTTGGTCTAGGACACATTTAATCTTTGAACTATATTTTCCAATTAGATCACGAGAGAAAATCCTGCCATGCTCTTTCAAGGTTGTTTCCTTATATTCGAACATCCCCTTTACTTGTGGCGCACGCGTATCTACGAAATTCATCATCCGGCTCAAACCACTTTTACCCGTTAAATCGCGTGGGTCAATTGAATATATATTAGATTTTTCAAAAGCACCCGCAGCCTGCGGTTGTTCTTCCTCTTCCACTAACTCTTCTTCATCTACTATATCCGGGTCCACTTCCTCTATCGCTAATGCTTCCTCTGTCTCTGTCACTTCTTCATCCTCAGAATAATCTGCTGAATACCTATCTTTGGGTATTTCTTCTAGTATTTCCCTTAGTCCATTGAATGGATATGAGATGATAAGAGACTCGATTGGGTTCTGTAACAAAGTATAACCGAATTTTTCCATATTGCTAAAACTGGGCATTTCCTTTACTGTGCCCGTTTTGGTTGTAATGGACAAACGTTTATTTCGCAAATGACTAATAATGTATTTGTAAACACAGAACTGACAGTCACCACAAGTTCCACAATTTCCAATTGTATTTAAATACAAAGACAAAATGCGGTCTTTATCATGGTCCTTGATTTTTTTAAGGTTCATTTGATAGGATGGATATGGTATAGCTGGGAATGTGTGACTCGGCGCAAACAAGTCGGGGTACACACGATATGGAAATGTATATGGATTCTCTCCTCGCACAAAAGATACATAACCAGTTGCCTTTTGAATCAACAACTCCTTGCCACCCTCTTTAAAATTACCATTAGCTTCAAATATATTGCTCACATCAATTCTACCGCGCCTGTCATTTGTGTTCATTAAATTTAATAACCAAATAATTTCCTTGTAACTGTTATACATTGGTGTAGCAGATAAAAACAAGAAACGCATATTCTGGGCTGCCTTGACCAAAAACTCTAAATTTACAGCAACCTTTTTATTTTGATTGTCATCAGCAATACGTATATTATGAACCTCGTCAATCACTATTAGACGATCATTGAATTCTGCTCTTAATCTGCGTATAATGCGATTATTTAACTTCACCTTAGCTCCAGATTTCAATACTTCTTCAGCATCAACATCCATCTTTTTGATAATGTAATTTGCGAATTGACCATATCCCAAGAATAAGTAGTATGTGTTGATTAGCGCACTAATTTGACTTATAATTTTGTCTCGTGAAATGCCGCGCATTCCGGTTGGGTTTATTTCATTAATTAATTTATTGCCTATACAACCTTTGATTGTCCATAGTCCATCTACCTGTTTTAATTTTCTCTCGTCGAACAATTGGAGTTTGAAATTATCTTGGACATTTTCTGAGGCAACAAAGATAATTCGTTTGGTTATGCCAGTTTGTCTCATATAGTCCCTCATTTCTTCACAAACACCAATCGCGCTACACGTTTTTCCACTTCCAAGACCATGATACAGTAACAAACTACTATAAGGTGTTTGAGATGATAAGAAATTTTTGACAAACGCTTGATGTGGTTGTAATTCAAATTCGGCATTGGCAATTATATCGGCTTGTTCCTTGATATTTTTGTAAACGATTCCATCGTATTTGGTGTCATTGAACTCCTTTTTTTGGGCGATTTTAATGTTAAAACCACTGTCGTTTAAATTTGGATATAAATAGGTGGGTGTGTCAGGATTTTCAGAAAGACATTTATTCTCAACTAATTCCTTTTTCAACAAGAATTTATTACATTCGCTAGAATAAAAATTCTCATTCTCACAATTTAATCCAGCAAATTCAGGTTCTAAATTATAATTACACTCATCAGGATTTTCTAAAGGTTTTTCCAAATCAACAGAGGTTTTATTCTCTTTTTCTAAAAGAGAAGGGATAGGCTCGGCAAGAGGCTCGGCAACAGGCTCAGCAACAATATCCTCTACTACGGGCTCATCAACAACAATTGGCTCAGAAACAATATCCTCTACTACGGGCTCATCAACAATAATTGGCTCTATTACAGATTCTACAACAGACTCAACTATAATGGGCTCTATTATAGGAGCAATTGGCACAGGAGCAACGGACTGAGCAACAATAGGCGCGGGAGCAGGACGTTTATCATCATAAGGAAGACCAACTCTCTTGGCATTCAACTTACTCAATGTATTAATAGGCTGTTCATTAAAATAAGCATAAACCCGTTTGTAAAATTCATCTATTTCTTCATCACTCCATCCAGCACTCTTTAAATTTGCTTTCGACCTGACTTCTTGAGTTTGTGGATTTTGTATTATCTTTTGCGTAGCATCTTGTATTTTCTTTACCGGGTCTGATTTTCGTCCACCACCGTCTTGATAGTTTTTCCGTGTTCCGTTAATTTTCTTTTTATATCTTTTTGTTTGTTTCATTGTTATATATTATGAATATAATCTATATTCCTGTAATACTTTATTCACATTGGATATTATTATTTTTTTCTCTAAATTGTAAGAACGAATCGCCTCTAAACATTGTTCAAACGTCTTCCACTCCAACTTACTAACCTCCGTTTTTTGAAAGTTGTTCAATGCGTGTTCATCGTCCTTCATTTTTGCCAAAAAATATTTATGTTTGTAAGATTTATGATTTGTTCCAATAAATGTTTCCTCAAACGGCGCAACATTCTCTACAATTGTTATATTTGATTTCAAGATACCAGTTTCTTCTTCAAATTCTCTTGCCGCACAATCTAAATCCTTTTCTTTTGGGTCGCGTCGCCCTTTTGGAAATTCCCATTCGGTTTCCGTCCAGTTTGTTGAGCTGTTGTCAACAATATTGTTCAATGTTATTTTTTGACCATTTACTAAAATTCCGCTTTTTAATAATTCGCTCTTCTTCAATGAGGCATACTCCTCACTTTTGTATTGTGTCTTTGAATTATCGCCCCACATTTCTTTCCATAAGCGATCAAATGGTTCACTTAATATTTTATTTTTTTCAATAATCGACATTTCATTGACTATATTTTGAATTTGGTTTAGATTGTATGGCGAATATTTTCCGCGTATAAAATCAATATATCCAAAACTGTCCTTCCTTCGTATCATTAAATATTGTAACCCTTGCTCACTGTTTCGAAATAAAATGATACCATAGCTGGTTATTGGCAATTTACATTGATGAAACAAATGACCTTGTTTGCCACAATTGTTACATACATTTGGATTCTTATTCATACCTGTTTGATTACTAACTATGATTTTAAATTGTTATAATAAACGTTTAGATTTGGTCGTTTTTTTACCCTATTCTAATATGACATACCTTGACCCGAATATATGGGGGCCACATTACTGGTTCTTTTTACATACAATAACAATGTGTTATCCAAATCGTCCAAATGCCGTTACCAAGAAGAAGTATTACGAATTTATACAGAACTTACCACTGTTTATACCAGTTGAAAAAATATCAGGCGAATTGACTAAACTAATTGATGAATATCCCATTCTACCTTATTTAGACAATCGCGAATCACTTGTGCGTTGGATGTGGTTCATTCACAATAAAATCAACGAAAAGCTGGAGAAACCACAAATCACATTAGCTGAATTTTTTACAAATTATTATGAAGCGTATAAATCAAATGATGTAAAGTTGAGAGAATATTATAAACTGAGAGAAAAGGCGATTTATGGAGCTATACTTGTTTCCCTAATTGGGTCAATTTATTATTTGTATGATAAATAATTATATCATGGTATAATAGGAATGAAAAACAATAAAGGGGGGAAAGTGTTAGCATCTGGTGGGTTTGGATGCGTGTTCAGCCCACAATTGAAATGTAAAGGAAAGACCTTAAAAAATAGAGGTATCAGCAAATTGATGAAAAAGGAATATGCTATAGATGAATATGAAGAAATACAAAAATATAAGAAACGATTAGAGAATATACCAAATTACACCAATTATTTTCTATTGTATGATATTGATATCTGTCAACCTGCCAAATTGTCAAAAGCGGATTTGTCCAACTTTACCAAGAAATGCACTGCGTTGCCTAAAGATAATATTACAAAAGCAAATATTAATGAATCGCTTGATCAAATGATGCTTTTGAATATGCCAAATGGGGGTATACCCGTCAACGAATTTATTAAATCTGGGGGGAAACTCTCTCAATTGAACAATTCATTAATTTCCTTATTGACAAATGGTATTGTTCCAATGAACAATGCCAATATTTATCATTGCGACATAAAGGAAACAAATGTGTTGGTTGATAAACAAGGTGGCAACATAAAAACTCGATTAATTGATTGGGGATTATCAACCGAATATATCCCATATAAAAATAATAAGTTTCCATCCACTTGGAGAAATCGCCCTCTTCAATTCAATGTCCCATTTTCAGTGATTATTTTTTCCGACACGTTTGTTGAAACCTATACCAAATACATTAATGGAGGTGGTAAAACAACAGAGGACGCATTACGACCATTTGTAACAAAATATATTAATGATTGGATAAATGAGAGAGGGCCCGGACATATTGAAACTATCAACGAAATCATGTATTTATTATTCAATCACGATGTGGACCCGAAATACGACAATAAACGCGATATAATTAAAAGCAAATACACAATGGAATATATAACAAATTACATTATTAATGTATTGGTCAATTTTACAAGATTTCGCGATGATGGAACATTGAATCTTCGCTATTACTTGGACAAGGTATTTATAAAAATTGTTGATGTGTGGGGATTTGTCATCACATATTTGCCAATTTTGGAAATATTAGCAAGCAATTATGATGAACTAACACCAGATCAATTAAAATTATTTGAGGAACTAAAATTTATATATGTGAATTATCTGTATAAACCCACTAGTAAACCTATCAATATTAAAGAGCTTGTTTCCAGGTTGAATAATTTAGACACATACAATGTACAAAGGTCAAGGAGAAAAACAATGAAACGCAGATAATTTTTTCAATTGATAATATATGTCATATGAATTGAAACATACTATTGGGGGAAAGGGTATAAACAGTAAAATTAATTTATTTATCACAGTTTACAATGTGATAAATAACTTTGTGTTTTCTAATTTATTTTTTATATTTGCGAGAAGATTTACGTGTTAATTTACGACGCTTATTTTTTGTTTTTCGTTTAGATAATTTAGATCTTCTTTTTGTTTTTCGTCCTCCTCCCTTTCCTAATTTTAAAAATTCATCATAATCAAAATCACTATATTCATCGGGTTTTTTGTGTGTTCCAGGCCCTACAAAATCCATTATTGTTGGGCGTAAATCTGCGGGTACTCTAAAAGCAGCTTCGCGTATGAATCTACTCTCATCATCAGCTGGAAACTCGGGGCGATGTATATCCATTACGTCTGTGAATCTGTCAGCCTCTCTAAATACTTGGCTTGCGGCATCACGTTGTAATTTTCTTGAATCAATCCACAAATTTACTGTTTGGTCCCAGCTTCCCGATACAATTCTTGTCCCAAATAAAGCGACAGACGAGACACTATTCGTATGCCCTTTCAATGTCTGCTCGAGATCTCCTGTCGCAGCATTCCACACTTTCACGGTTTTGTCATTGCTTCCTGATACAATCTGGGTCCCATCATGATTGAATGCGACGGAGAAAACAAATCCAGAATGCCCATTCAATGTCATCTCAAGATCTCCAGTTGCCGCATTCCACACTTTCACGGTTTTGTCATTGCTTCCTGATACAATCCGGGTCCCATCATGATTGAAGGCAACGGAGAAAACAACTTTAGAATGCCCTTGTAAGGTAAGCTCAATTTCTCCTGTGACAGCATTCCACACTTTCACTGTTCTGTCATCACTTCCTGACACAATCCGGGTCCCATCATTATTGAAAGCAACTGATGTGACACCATTATAATGCCCGTCCAAGGTTAGTTCTCTTTCTCCTGTCGCAGCGTTCCACACTTTCACTTTATGGTTATTGTCTCCTGAGACAATGCGAGTAGTAGAAAATGCGACGGAATTTACAAAAGAATTCACCTTCAACGTGCGCTCAAGGTCTCCAGTAGCAGCATTCCACAATTTTATGGTATTATCCCATCCTCCTGACACAATGCGAGTTCCATCAGGATTAAAAGCGACAGATATTACATTATTAGAATGCCCTATCAAGGTGTGCTCGAGGTCTCCAGTATCGGCATTCCACACTTTAATGGCAGTGTTATTGCATCCCGATACAATTTTATTTCCAAAGAAAGCTACTGAATTTACAGCTCCAATACCAGTTTTCCATGTTCTTTCAAGTTCAAAAGGCATTTATTATATGTGTATAATATAATTTAATGTTAAATTTGTTCCATTTTAAATCTTCAAGGATATAAATCATTTGAAACACTAAAACTTTGTAATTTTAGGAAAAGCAATATAGTTGATGCGTTTATTGAATTGCTTATAAGCTATAACAGTATAGTAGAAAAGAAGGTTGGGCAGTAGATAATTAAAAATAGATTCAAATAATTAGAAGCTGCTTGTCTCAAAAAAAAATAATACGTAAATATATAATGAACAAGGACCTCCAGAGCCTCTGCACCCCTGCGAAAATTTACTTTTTCCTCGCCATTCTTTCTTGTATAATTGCGTTATTTAACCGTGCCCCAATTTTAGCGGTCTTCATGAAACTTGTGTTTGCCTTTCTCTGGGCCTATGGACTGAATTGGTTATGCTCGAAGGGATACAAGGCGATTTCTTGGTTCCTGGTTTTATTCCCGTACATTGTCATTCTTTTAGGAATGTTCAGCATGATAAATTTAGCGCAAAAAAACCAATTACAGCAACTACAAAGGGTCATGCCCCCAACTCAAATGGAATTAATACACCAACCCGCGATGTAAAAGTGAGGTAAGTTACCTATAATTCCATAAATATATTTTACCTTGTTTACATGTAACAAGGTAAAAAGAAAATATGATACTATAATAATGAGATTGGAAATATTTATATTGGGTATAACCGCATTTTTCATATACAATACATATCATGATGGAAAATACACAAAATTATTGGTTTCCTATAAAAAATATTATCAAATGATATTTTTCGGTGTTCTTGGGGTTGGTGTTTATCTTTTATTGAAACGAAATCCTGCACAAGGTCGAAATATGTTGGTTTGTGCGAATAATGTAGTCAAATACATGCCAATTGATAAGTCGGCACTGAATATGTTATCCCCCATATTTGATTTAACAGCAAACGGTGAATTTATGGAACCGCAAATGGGTGGCACAAGTGTAGGAGAACAAAGGATGTTAAAGTCCGGTAAACAAGGTACCAATCGATCCGTGAGTGGGATGAAAAAGAAATATGTTGCGTCGCAACAAGATTGGAAATGTGGACAATGTAATAAACAGCTCGATTATACATATGAGGTTGATCACAAAATTCGATTAGAACACGGAGGTGGAAACGATGTTCAAAACCTAATTGCGTTGTGTAGGGAGTGTCACGGGAAAAAAACCGTTCTGGAAACATTCGATTAGTTTGGTCCAAATTTAGAACATTTTAATGTCTTGATAATATAATGGCTCAAACAGATGATATATTACCAAATTTAAAAGAACCATATGATTTTTATCCAATTATGTTTGTTATATCCTTCTTTGCGATTGTAATTTTTATTTTATTATTCAAAACCACAGAGGCAAAGGAAAAGGCGGGTCTTGAAGCTACTACAATACTATATATACTATTGCCATTACTAGCAGTTTTTGTAGTTTTTATGATTCTTCCAAATTTTAAAAATATTAAACAATTCTTGTACCAAATCAAGGATGTCTCATATGTGTTAGTATTTACGATTGCTCTCATCATATTTTTTTCAACAATGCCCAAACAAATGATCAATGATTATGCGTATATTATTACACCAATAGCATTATTTTTGTCTGTATTTTTTATTGTCAAAGGTGGCAAAACTGACTATATATCCGCATTCAATATCAATTATGAGCGGGTCAAGTCCATCATTTTGTTGGTATGCTTGATTTCTCTCTTCATTATGTTTTATACGGTTGATCCGGGTGGTTATATATCGGCAAATTTTGGGTTCAGTTTATTGTTGATTATAATATTATCCATATTTAGTTTATTGTACGTAATCGTCCTTATGACATATAAGGATACCGGTGTACAACCACCCACAGACAATACCAATTTATTCAGCAAATTTACAAGGTTTTCTACATTTGGTAGTATATCATTGATATTATTTTTAATTATTTTTACTATTGGTGTTTTGAAATACCCAGGTGGATTAACCCATGATCCAATCAATGCTGGACTGATTATAACGCTGTTTTTACTTGTTGTTATTGGCTGGTCAATCATGTTAATTGTAAACGTATTTCCAGAAACACTAAATACATCACTAAGTATTAAAAGCGCAAATTTTATACAACGTGCGATTCTTAGTGTGTTTGGACTAACTATATCTGGGCTTCTAATTACATTTATTGTATATAGTATTCAAACTTATACCGGGGCGTATAGCATTCCTAGTTTACTATTGAATTTGATATCTGTATTATTGGTATTAACGCTAATTTACAAAACAATCTATGTTAAATTTCCAAATAATATGGCAAATTCAAAAAAGAGCGCGTTTTTTGGCTTGATAATCAGCATACTATTTTACATTCCATGCTTGTTCATTGGATTATTTGATTTTACATCAAATATTTTAACGGGTAACTATAAATCCAGCACAGATCCCAATCACCTAGGTACTTCACTTACAATAATTACATTTGTTACATTGTCAACACTTATATATAAAGGTATACGATTACTATTCACAAAAATAAATCAACAAGGTGGAAAACTGCTAGTCAACAATCCCGTGTATACCACTGAGCAGCATATGCTGGCATCTCATCAACAATTGGCAGGTAGTGATAATTTTAATTATCAATATGGTATTTCTTCATGGATTTACATTGATTCGGCACCACCTAATTCCAATCCATCGTATCAAAAATATACCTCGCTATTGAATTACGGAGGGAAACCCAATCTACTTTATAATGGAAAAACGCATACTTTTTTGATTGCGGTTACAAATGCGCATCCGGTACCACCAGAAACAAATGAAGAAAATGATGATATGAATTTTGAAAAGGAAACTGAAATTATTGAGGGGGTTCCGCACCGCGTTATTTACAAAAATGCGAATATGCCATTACAAAAATGGAACAATATAGTTATTAATTACAATGGCGGGACTTTAGACGTATTTTTAAATGGTGAACTAGTAAAATCATCCATTGAGGTAGTGCCTTATATGACATTGGATACACTGACTATTGGAGAGAAAGATGGAATCAATGGCGGAATTTGTAATGTTGTCTATTTTAACAAACCGCTTACAAAAGCAAACATATATTATTTGTATAACACAGTGAAACACTTAACACCACCAGTGACATTCAATAATGAACAAGGTATTACACCGTTGACATAAGTTGGCATTTTATTTCTAACAAAGGTGAAAAAATTTCTAAATCTATATTATACAAATGAGCCCATTGAGTATTGTTTTAACAATTGCCGTCATTGTCTTGATAATCTATTTAGTCAAATTGTTGATGCGAGATTCAACATCATTACAAGAGAGTTTGCGAAATGGCAAAGATATGTCGACGATTGAAATGAATGCCAAGGCGGATGCTAATTTTTCATATTCCGTTTGGTTTTATGTGAATGATTGGACGTATCGATACGGAGAGCCTAAGGTCATTTTTGGAAGAATGTCGGCATCTAGTGGGGCAGATAATGGATCTATTCCTGGGGTGCGTGGCCTGGGTCCATGCCCCGCGGTTGTATTGGGGCCGGTTGAAAATAATGTCATGGTTTCTTTAGCGTGCTTTCCGGGAATCGATCAAGAGATGCCAACCAACGACAATACCGTTATTCACACATGCAGTGTGGCGAATGTTCCCATTCAAAAATGGGTTAATTTAAGTCTCAGTGTCTATGGTAGGACGATGGATATTTACATTGATGGCAAATTAGTGAAAACATGCTTGTTACCTGGTGTCGCAAATGTTAGCAGTTCGTCGAATGTGTTTTTAACGCCAAATGGTGGTTTTGATGGTTACACGTCAAAATTGTCATATTACCCGAAACCACTGAACCCGCAAGATGCTTGGAACATTTATGTAAAAGGTCCCACCAGTTGGTTAGCTAGCCTCTTCACATATCAAGTCCAGGTATCTTTAGTAGAGAATGGAACAACACAAAGTAGCATTACAATTTAGAAAACCCCTTTTAGAAAAAGGGAACAAAATTGCCTTTTGATTTTTGGTCGCTTTTCCTAAAAGCGCTTTTTCTAAAAGTTAATATTTTCTCGAGTAATTATAATATGAACTACCCGAATAATCCACAATATAATTCACCATTTAATTCGTTTTCAACAAATCAGGTATCTTACGGGGACAAAGGATTTGCTGAATCAAATGGTTTAATAGCAAAATTTTCCTTTTTGATTTTAGTAATTTTCGCATTTATTGTAATATTAAGGATTGGAATAATGACTGTTTCCTATTTATTTAAACCTTCCGAGTCGCCCAAATTAATCAACGGGATGGTGGATGCCAAGCAACTGATTGTATTTCCTCAACAACCATCCACTAATGGGGCTGCTACTATTTACCGGTCGGTGAATGCATCCGAAGGAATTGAATTCACGTGGTCTGTTTGGCTTTACATTGATAACTTGGATTACAAGAAGGGTGTCTATAAGCATGTCTTCTACAAAGGAAACAGTGATTTAGAAAAGACTGGCCTGAACTTTCCCAACAATGCTCCTGGTTTATATATTGCGCCAGATACAAATGCTCTTGTGGTCATGATGAATACATTCAATGTGATTAATGAGGAAATTGTGATCCCGGACATTCCGTTGAACAAGTGGGTAAATGTTATCATCCGGTGCCAGAATACTACATTGGACGTTTACATTAATGGGACAATTGCTCGCAGTGTTGAAATGGTGGGTGTTCCCAAACAAAATTATGGTGAGGTTTATGTTGGAATGAATGGCGGCTTTGATGGCTACATATCTAATTTATGGTATTACAATTATGCGCTGGGCACAGCTGAAATCCAGAGTTTAGCTTCAAAGGGTCCAAATACGAAAATGACGGGTTCCAATGGAATTAATTCCAAGATGACGGATTATTTGTCGATGAGGTGGTTTTTCTATGGAGCCGGTGATGGTTACAATCCTTGAAAAATAATTTAGAGATATATCATTTTTATATACAATGTCAAAAAATGATATAGAATGTCAATATGATCGGGTGGACACAGAGGACTTGTCCATTTTACGAAAAGCGAATGAAAACAAACTAGATGACTTATGGGAAGCACTAAAACAATGTTATTATACTATTCTGTTTATTTTTATAGTTGTATCTGCTATTATATTAATCATTTATTTATCAACGGTCATTTTGACTTGAATTAGTCTTCACGAACACACTCATATCCATACCCCGCACGTCTACCCCACCCCTTTGGGCAGATAGTTGGTGGTTTGCCTTTATGTGGTAAAATGATATCTTCATTTGTTAACTTATAGATTGGACGTTTTTTCAACATATTTTTACGATTGAATTTTCCTTTTGGCTCAGTGTATGATGTTACACATGAGATGATTAGTAGAATTATAACAATTATATTTTTAAGCCGATACATGTTTATACACTTATCGACTATTTTTTATATTTATTCACAATATAGAGTATGTCATATAATCCAATCCCTCCAAGAGTTTGGAGCAGAGTTCAAAATAGATGCCTTTTTGAGGAAGGCCTAACAACAGAAACACGGATACTCGCAAAAGGTAATGTTCTTCAATACAAAAAAAATAGTTCCAATTTAACAAAACAACAGAAATATTCCCAAATCGCAAAAGGATACTGGACTAGTCGACGGAAATGTTTTGCTAGCCAAACACAAACATACACAAATCCAAATACGGCTAGTTTTCAACGTATAAATTCTATAAATATTCCATTCCCAAATACTATTGTGGGAGCGCCAAACAATATAAGCGGCCCATTCCAATATAATGTCCCCAACCCATTTGGATGCCCAACAACATTGTTGGAAGATGGTGGGACATTGATTGGGACTACTTACGTAAATCCATGCACTAATGCTATTATTCGAAAAACTTATGTCCAGAATTGTAACCCAACAACAGATTCCGACGTACCAGGACCTATAGAAAAGTTGTGTTGGGATCCAAGACTTGCGACGTGGTATCCAAGACAACGGTTGAATATGTCAAATAGTGGCGATAAATGGCCAGAAGGATATAAGGGTCTTATTAGTGCGATTACACCTATACCCCCAGTATTGTATTATGACAGTTGTTCAAAAACCTTGTATTGGACTTATGAATATTGTTTGCCAGTTTCAAGTGTAAATATATACAAAGATGGGCAGTTCTATAAAGTTGTTCCTGCTCCACTTACATCTACACCATTGAATGACCTTATCCCTGGGCAAACATATACATTCACCGCAAAATCTCTATTATATGGTGTTGAGTCTGAAGTTTCAAACTCCGTTATTGTCGCATATTTAAATACTTATACGCCTACATTAATGCCAATCACATTTTTTTGTCCAGTTACATTGGAATGGACTGTAACAGCAAGCCAGTGTATACAATTTTTTAATTTATATCAAGATGATATACTAACACCAATTCAATCAATTCCGTATCCTACAACAAGTGCCTTTGTTACTGGATTAATACCAGGTCTACATTCATTTACGGTAACTTCTGTGAGCAATGGACTAGAATCACAACATTCGTTGCCTCAATCTGTTACTGTAAATCCTACATATGAGCTTACTGGAAGTTATACTTCTGTAGTCATAGGCGATTCACGTAGAATTACCTTCACTGGCTCAGGAACATTTAAAGTAAACTGTCCAGTATCATCCGTTGGTATAATTTGTGTTGGCGGAGGCGGAGGTGGTGGAGGAGGGAATGAGGTGGATATTACAGCCGAAGGCGGTGGCGGCGGTAGTGGTGCTGTCATTACAATGACCAACTGCACAATCCCGATAGGGTTATACAATATTAACGTTGGTTCCGGAGGTTCTGGTGGTTTGGCTGGAATATATACCCCCTTAAGGGTTGGGACAGATGGAAGCGAAGGGGGAACCACATCATTTGGTACATCATTATATTCCACAGGAGGGAAGGGTGGCAAATGTCCGGTGTATCCTTCCCCAACAGCTATAGGCGGTAATCTAGGCGATTGTTCATTGAATACTGTATTTACTTCAAATCAAGTATACACCTCATTACCCGGGATTTACAGTGACGCTTCTTACAATGGTCAAGGTGGAAATGGTGAAGTGTCGAGTTTTAGTCTTCTTGGCAGCAATGGTAATAACACATTTGTTACGTTATCAAGTCCAGTAATTTATATTCAAAGTGGTTATGGTGGAGGTGGAGGTGGTGGCAAGAACGATGGACGAGGGGGGGCAGCAGGTTCTAATGGAGTTGGTGGCACACTTGGAGGAAGCAGCGATAATAACGGGATAATCGCAACAACATCTGGTTCAGGTGGTGGAGGTGGAGGATTTCCAACTTTAAGTGTAGGTGGAAATGGTGGCAATGGTGGACCAGGTATTTTAATCATAACCGTTCCAAATACTTATATCTTGTAAAATGAAAATATTTTGTATTTAGTATAAAATATTTTTTAAGGTCTCAACCTGGGGTTGACACAAATCTCGTGGCTCGGGAATATGTCTCCAGACATACATTTGTCATTCACACCAACTTTAGCACAAGAGCGAAATCCTCGATCTTCGCCGATGAAACACCATCCGGCCTTCGGTGCTCCATTTTGAATATTGCTACTGGATTCATCTGCTTCATAATCGTTTTTATTTGTCCCCGTTTGTGCGGATGTATTCAGTGCGCGATTTAAAGAATTTGACTGAGCAACATCGGGTTGTGGAAAGGTGTTTTTAATAGGTGTTCCTGTGGCAACATCTTGGACTTTGGACAATCCGCTGTCCACAACACCCGCTGTCGTATTGACAACACCTGCGGTCGTGTTGACAACCGCTTTGGCTCCTTCGGCAGATACATTCACAACTTGACCCGTTGCTGTCCCAAAAATAGATGCGATTACTTCAATCAAGGGCTTGAAAAAATTGGTAATATCTTGTGTTCCTTTCGCTAAATAGACAAATATATTGATTCCCAAAAATGCTAAAACAAATATGATAATAAGCCAAGTTGTCAAACTAAAATAGGAATCAGTTACACTTGGCGATTCAGAGACACTATTTGATTGTAAAAATGAACTTGTTATGTTATCTGTGTTGTTTTCCATTATAATAAATTACAATATAATAATTATCCACTTTTAAAAAAGTTGAGCAAAACCAGAGTTAATTTAGTTTTTACTTAAAAATTTGCGTCATATTTGGCTCCACCTTTCTTAAAGGTGGATTTCTTAAAGGTGGATTGGATTATTTGAATGTCAACAAATATAGGAATTGGTTCATATCACCTAAAATTTCATCACGAATATTCAAAAGATCGGTATTAGTCATCGAACGGATTGTTTTATTGTTAGTTATTCCAACTAAATAACTCTTGAACATCTCAATCTTTTCCTTTAATTTATCAGGCGAATTGAGATCTATGAGAGAAATTGTCTTGTGGTTCATCAAATCAATACGATCTCCCGTTTTTCCTAGCAGAACCTCAATAAAGTTATCAATGTGATCATTTAGTGAATCATAAAGCTCATCAGTTGCCTTATGTGTTGCATAACTATGGGTCTTCCAATGATACAATTTCACCATTAGCAACATCTCTAAAAATTTAACAGTAACCTCTTGCTCAAATCCTTGGGCCCTTCGTTTCCGGGTAGAACCCGCACGCTGTCGCCGTTGTCTTGTTTTTAATGCCATATATATACGCATATATTTGTTTTTACTCAGCGTAATATTTTATCGTATAATTATCTGCCCAATCTCTCGCACATTGCTCCCTCCGCTCCTTAATCCTTTTTGTAATTGGATGGTCCTCCTCATTTACCACAACAATTTTGTCGCACGCATCATAATAATTTTCCATAACTTCAATTGAGAATATATCCAACTCTTCACCATCTAGACCAACCGGTACACCATAATCAGGTGGCCCAGTATATCTGTTTGTGCGACGCAACCTGGGTGGTTCCAGATAAATTGGATCATCCAAGTAATTGTGTATGGATCGTCCCTTGCGCACATTTGGCACACCATCATTCAATTGTTCTAACATCCGTTCACCAAGCGAGAGTTTGCTATAATAATTTGGATTGAATGTGTATTTAGAACCATTGATTAAAGCATTATCCACTTGCGTCCAATAGTATTGACGTAATTTGATATATATGTGATAATTTTGGTAATGGTTTTCAACAGGATAATAGTCATCCTTATATACAAGTTCAAATGTAAACTTTCTGGTATCGCCAATATAATCGATTACTTCTTCTGCCAACAAATTCATTCCACAATTTTGAAACATATCCAATACCTTATATATAAATTCATCTTTTGTCAACTTTATATTATTTTCCTCTTTTATCGAAACAATATTTGTCATCCCGATTTTGTGAAGACGATTGATACACAACTTAACTGTATTCCTCAAAACATCATTGTTATTATTGTCTCCAGTAATATACACCCCATCAACTGCTACTTTATCAATATAGGGATATCCAACGTTGTCACCCTTTTTAACATTTGTATAACTCGCATGAATAGCCTTTGTAATTCCAGTTCGATTCATTGTTCTAGATTATTGTCCTAAAATTACTATTATAGTTTGTCTTCATTGTTGCTTCATTTTTTTTCTTAAACCCTCGGGATGAATGATTCTCCAAATGTGTTCATTTTGTCCAATTTTTCGATGGTTTTCTCTAAATTGCTTACGTTTGTGTTGTTGAATAAATAGTCGGTGCCTGGCGATTCCTCATTTTTTTTTATCTGTTTGTAAATGGAATCTATCTTCTTCAACACACTTGCGACAACATCCTTTTGTTTCTCTCGTATGATCTCTTCATCAATTACAACATTTTCACACAACAATGAAACCACGAAATATAAAATATATTTGCGACGTTTGTTACATCCTGCTGTGTATTTCAATGTAAACAGTGACAACAAGGAATTGATAATCTTGTGAATAATTTTTGGGCGTTTATCCGCTTCTTGTATAAATATATCCCAAACAATCCAAATAATCTCCATTTGTAATTTTGAATCGACTGGAATATGAGGTCTTCTCTCGCATTTAAATTTATCTTTCTTATTTTTACAAATTGTTTCAAACTCGATGATCCATTCAACCCAGTAACAGGCATTAATTATATTTTTACCATCTTGTGATACATTGAACGCCAATTCATTCATCGCGACAAATAATTCTTTGGGGTCTTCTGTCAAATACACATCCTTCGCATAACAAATACTTGGGGCTTTGAAACGATCGACCATTTGGGTCATATCGAAGTCATCTTTCTTAATTTTAATAGTATCAAAACCATGTTTCCGTTTGGCATCACACAAAATACACATTATTTCACAAAATAATTTTCGTATTCGATCATTGTTTCTCAATCGTAGCTCACCCCCGGAAAAGCCACCGGAAACAATATCTCTAAAGTGATTGATTCTCAGTTCCAAATAAATTGCTATTTTAGGGTTACCTAAATGAATATATTTGCTATAAAACAACAGAATGATCTCCCATAACTCACTGTAATGTCCAGCACATATTAACTCCGCACTCCAATAACACGCTGGTTCTATTTTTGAATTGATTAAACTATTTAGCAATTCTTTTCGGGCATCACTCTTTTTGAATTTGGAAAATGTGATGCCCTTAAATTCAGTTGGGCCACGTATATCATTGATTTCAGTGTCAGCCATAATCAACCTTTAGAAATTCCGCCTTTAAAAAAGGCGAGGTCAAAACGAATCCAAATCCACCTTTAAAAAGGTGGAGCCAAAACCCACTCCACCTTTAAAAAGATGGAGCCAAAAATAAAAATGGTTTAGGCGAAGTAAGAGCAAAAATAAGTATTTTTATATTTTTGGCTCCACCTTTTCTAAAGGTGGATTTTCTAAATATATAGAATAGATGAAGTCTTTGAAGAACATGATGATTTTTTATAAAAAAATGTCGACAGTTGGAAAGGTATTATTGTTTGTTGCCCTATTACTCATTCTAGTTGTTTTTTTCAATTCTCCAGAATTCAATTCCAGGTCAATAAAAGAGGGATACGAACAAAATGATACATTTTTATTCAAAAAGGGGCCCGAAATATATGATGGATTTTACGCCACAATTTATGACCAGTTAGTATTCAATAATTTAAAGGATGATTATGAAATTACTCAAATCGTTAACAGGACGACACCAACAAGCGCCAGCGTTATCCTCGATGTTGGGTCTGGCACCGGACATCATGTTGCGAAAATGTCGGAAAAGGGTCTGAATGCGATGGGCATTGATAATTCGCAAGCAATGGTTCAACAAGCAAAGCAGAATTATCCCCAATATGATTTTCAACTTGGAAGTGCGTTAGATATTAATCAGTATCAAAACAATTCCTTCACTCATATCTTGTGCTTATATTTCACTATTTATTATTTTAAGAGCAAGGAAACATTTTTCAACAATTGTATGGAGTGGTTAATGCCGGGTGGATATTTAGTTCTTCACTTAGTTGATCGAGAGAAGTTTGACCCCATTTTACCCCCAGGCAATCCGTTGTACATTGTGTCTCCGCAGAAATATGCGAAGGAGCGCATTACGCACACCAAAATTACCTTCAATAATTTTGTTTATACATCAAATTTTAATTTAGAACCTGACAATGATGTTGCGACATTTGAGGAAAAATTTAAATTCAATGATGGAAAGGTGCGTAAACAAGAGCATTTGTTATATATGGAGGATGCGCAGGATATTTTAACGAAGGCGGCAGATGCCGGGTTCATTATTCAAGGAAAGATTGATCTTGTTCGCTGTGCTTATCCCAATCAATATTTGTATATTTTAGTAAAACCTTCCTAATCCACCTTTAGAAAAGGTGGAGCCAAAGTTTTGTTCTCTTTTTTACACCTTTTCGCATTTCAAATGCGCAAAATGCATCGCAATTTGCCACTCAAAACGCCTCCTGAAGTCGGCGTTTCAAATGAAAAATGGTGTAAAAGAGAGGTGGAGCCAAAGTTTTGTTCTCTTTTGAAAAAAGAGAGGGGTTTAAGCGAAGCAAAAACTAAATCTTCACGAAG